TAAGAGAGATTTGAACTCTCGCGGCCCTTTCGGACCCTACGCCCTTAGCAGGGGCATGGCACTGAGAGAAAAATGCTGATATATCGTTGAATAAAAATGCCTGGTACACAGCGTGTACACAATAGCGGTCAGGTCATTTGGAGACGGTTGACTGCATCGAGCTTGGTGGAAAGGCTGATGTGGCCGTAGGAATCGGCGAGCTTGGCGGTCTTGGCGTTGGAGTGGCCCATGATGGAGTTTATGACCACATCGGAAACGGCGGGGACAAGCTCGTGCAGGCGGGTGTAGCAGGTGTGGCGCTGGCAATAGCTGCCGAGCGGACGGATGCCGGTGCGCTGGCACATGAGCTTCCAGTTGGTGTAGTAGTCGTTTTCATCGTAGGCGACAAGGCCGTAGCGGGCTTTAGGCAAGACAGCCTGAACCACGGGAACGATGCAGTCTGCAATGGGAATTTCGCGGTTTTTGCCTGCGTCGGTCTTGATGCCGCCGACAATGACCTGCCCGGCAGGATCGACCTTGGAAACGTCCTGCGCAAACAGTTCCCCGGTACGCATACCTGTGTATGCCATGATCAGCGCATAGCCGGTGATCGGATCGTGGGTGGTATTCCAGTCTTGCCAGATGGCGTGCATTTCCTCCGGCGTGCGGGCATCCTTGGCCGTGGGCGGTTTGCTGGGCAATTCCAGACAGCGGATCATGTCGGAGGAATCCGGCGGGCAGACCTTTTCCAGCACGGCCATGTCAACGATCTTTTGCAGGATCGTCTTTGCATCACGCTTGGGATAGAACGCACCCTCGATACCGTCCAGCAGGTTTTGCAGCTCGGAATAGTGCAGGCTGGATACGTCGCGCTCATACAGCGGTTCCAACCGTTTGTAGGCGGTGAGGTAGTGGCTGCGTTTGTCCGGCGAAATTTCCTGCCATTTGCGGGACTGCTGGACGAGATCGAACACCTGCGAGACAGTATAGGACTTTGTGCCGCCGTTCTCCTGCGTGCGAAGCTGGGGCAGATAGTTCATGGCGTCGGCGCGGGTGGCAAAGCCGCCCTTGGTGCGCTCCATGACAAACTGACCGTGGCGGTAGACGCGGACGCGGGCGGACCATGTGCGGCCACGCTTGAAAACCGTGCCGGTGCCGTTGGGGTTGCGTGTCTTTTTGACGGGGGCTGCCGCAGTAGATACCTGCTTTTTGCCGCAGAACATACAGTAGACGGAAATATCCGGGATTTCCTGTTTACATTTTATGCAGAGCATGGGCGCACCACCTGACTTTGAAAGACAATATTTAGACAATAAAAAGATAGACGCAAGTTAGAAACAAATTAAAAACAGCATAGCAATGATAAAAACGCAATTAGATTAAAGCTAAACGCAAGTTAAACGCAAGCCAGAGTGTTTAGTTTTACAGAAAATATTACTTATAAGTTATAATGCGTTGAAAACATCCAGCACGGATTGCGGGAGATCACCATCGGTGCAGAGCATGGCAAGTCCGTCGCGCACATAAGCGGGGATCGTGCCGAAGCCGTCCATCGTGACGGCGTTGTCAGCAACAGCCTGCTTGTAGGCGTCGGAATCCGGGTCAAACTGGTACAGCTCCACATTGTAACCATCTGCTTTATATTTGTACCCGGTCTTTGCGCCGATATACTCGGCGGCCATGGTGACACGCTCATAGGTGATGCCGAGAGAATCCAGGCCGGATTCAAACGATGCGAAAGCATCAGCCGATGCAGGCGGTGCGGCGGTGGGTTCCGGCGTAGGTTCTGCCGTTGCGGCAGGAGCGGCGGTGGCCGCGGGCGCTTCCGCTGTGCTGGGCACGGCGGAAGATGCGGCAGAGCCGCAGGCGGACAGGGAGACGGCGCAGGCCAGTGCAAGAGCAATGAGGGGCTTATTCATAATTTTTCACATCCTAAATAAAAATAGCAGGGTTTCCCCTGCTATGGTGAAGCGGATGCGGGCCGGAGGAAACGGAACAGCGGCACGCACCTTATTATGTTAAGACAACAATAACACGAAACAGCAGAAAATGCAATAGAAAAGGCCAGAACCGGCGGCGGTTCTGGCCTTTTTGCTGTTGGGTGGGGCGTCGAGGACGCCGCCCCCTACGACCTGCCCGGCGGATCAGTCTACCCGCCGGAGGAAGATGCGGTATCGGGGCCTTTTTTTTGAGGATCGGGCGGAACCTGCGACAATTTCTCGACAAGAGAATCCATGTAACGCATGATGGCGGCACGGTCCTGGGGCGGCAGGTCGATAAACGCGGAGACGATGGCCTGCTCACGCGGGGTAAGCTGCTTTTCTTCCGACAGGCGGGCCAAGATGGACGGTTTAGAATCATCCAGCATGGAGCCGGTGCCGGTGCGAAGCCATTCCTCGTTGACGCGGTATGTATTGCAAACCAGTTTGATAAATGCGTCCTTTATAGGAACGCGCCCGGATTCAAGGCTTGCAATAACATCACGGCTGACGCCGAGAGCGGCGCCAAAGTCGTTTTGCGTCCGATGCAGATATTTTCGGAGCGCGAGAAGTCTTTCATTCATTTGTTTTACACCTCCTTTATCCACACAATAGCACAACGAAATGTGTAAGTCAACACATAATTTTGAAAAAATGTGTTGACAGACACAAATTGATGTGCTAATATGTGGATAATCCACAAAGCGAAACGGAGAAATGTGGAGACAACACGCGACGCGTGTATAAAGGTGGTGAGAACCGTGCTGACGGTGGAAAAGCTGGCGCAGGAATTGAAAGAGACGCCGGAGTTAAAGCGCAGCCTTGTTATGCGGGTAGCGCGGGAACTGCTGGACAGTGAAGCGTTTATGGAAGCGTACCCGCGCATTTACGAGACAGCCCGGAACAAGACTGACGCCAACGATGAAATGGCAAAAATAATCACCCGGCTTTTTAAGAAAAACCGGGTGAGCGTACAGGATGCCGAAACCATCCTGCACAGGGCCGCAGACCTTTATAAAGGCGAGTAGGTCCAGCCGGAAAGATCGGCGGGAACATCCTGCAAGGCGTCGATCTCGGGACAGCCGGTAACGCGGCAGAACACATTATCAGCTTCCGCTTGGGGCGTTGTGCAGGATTCCCAGACGGTGCCGCCGAACTTTATACCGAATGTGCCATCCGAAAGCGGAACGATATAAAGCGGCCCGGCGGAGGAATTGTAGGACCACATAAATTTACACCTCCTTCCCCTGCTATTGTAGCACGGGGGCGGAGAGAAAACAAAGAGGTGAATTAAGAATGAGCGAGAAAGAGAACGACACCAAGAAGATGCTGGAAACGCTGCGCAAGCTGCCGGAGAAAACGCAGGAGAAGATCGGCTATATGATCGAGGGCGCGGCGCTGGTGAGCGCGGCCAGCGAGGACGAGCCGAAAAAGGACGGCGGTGCGGCGTGAAGCACAACGACAGGCTTGATGCGTGGATGACGGCGCTGCGGCACGAGATGGCGCGGGCCTGCGAGCTGCCGGAAAAGGCAATGCTCAGCGACGATTTGCCGGACGACCTGCCACCAGATGGCGGCGGACTGGGGCCTTGGCACTGGCTGGGGCTTGATGCGCTGAAAATCAAGAACCCGGAAGTGCAGATACTTGGAAAGGACGGCGGAAAGATGGAACGAAATGTGAAAGGCATCGGAGAAGCCACTTTACTGGCGGCGCTGTTCAACGCGGCGAAGCCGGACAAGCAAGACGCAATGTACAGCAGGCACGAGAGCATGACGAAAGAGGAAGCATCGGCGCTGCTGGACGAGTTGAGCGGGCACAACGCGAATACGCCGGTGAGAATCGACAAGCTGTACGGCAGGTACATCCTTATGACATTCTGGCCGGGAATGACGAAGATCGACGGCACCGGGTACGACGCGCAAAATGGATGGGGCAAGGCCGCCACTGTGGTGGAGAGCTTGCGTAGGGAGATCGCCGCGAAGAAGAACGCCGAGCGGAAAGCGGAGCGGGCGAAGCGGCACCGGGTCGCTGTGTACTGGCAGGATGACAACGACGGAATTTGCACCGTAGCAGACGGACACAGCGAGCATCAGAACACTATGGCCGCTGCGTACCTGCTTGGCACACTGCTGGCGGAAGTGCCGGAGGAACGCCGGACCGCAGAATACAACGGTGCGATCATGAAGGTTGACGAGATCATCCGGGAGTGCGGAAGAAAGGGAGAAACCGATGAATGAAGGGTATGTAAAGGTTTCGTGGGAGAATAACGCGAAAACCGGGGCGGCGGAGAACGTTGTGATTGACACGGAGGCGAGCGCGACGGAGGAAGCAACGGCAGCCTGCCTTATGGTGCGCCACGCCTGTGAAACCATTGCACAGTACAGTGGCAAAGAAAAGGCGAAAAAATGCCTGCTGGAAACCGTGAAGATTGCTTTGGATGCAACGGATGAAGAAATCGAAGCGCAGGCAAAGACGCAGGGAAAGGACGGCGGAGACGATGAATGAGAACTTTATCAAGGTGACATGGCAGCTGGACGAGAACGGGAACCCGCCGACAGAGTTTGCTGTGATGGCGCAGGGTGGCGTGCGCGGGTCTATGATGGCCGCGGCCATTGTGGCACGCAGCGTTGTGAGCGTGATGGAAAAACAGGTGGGCCGAGAGCAGGCGAAAGCCGACTTGCTGGGCATGATCCGGCTAGTGCTGGAACAAGACGATAAAGTAATTCTTAGCGAGGGTGTAACGATTGCACTGCCGGGGAGAGTGGAGCCGGAATGAGCGAGGATTGGGGGCTTGTGACCCTACCGACAAGCGGAGACCCGGAAAAGATTGCCATCGGGCGGTTGAAAGCGGCAAGTGACATGGCGCTGAAGTATTACGGCACGCCACTTGTTGTAACGACCAGCGGCGGCAAGGACAGCAGCGTGTGCGTAGAGCTTGCACTTAGGGGGGGGGCATCCCGTTTGAAGTGCAGCACAACCACACAACTGCGGATGCGCCGGAGACAGTGCGGTTTGTACGGCAGGAGTTTTCCAGACTTGAAAGCATGGGCGTTAAATGCACCATCAACTACCCTGTTTACAAGGGCAAGCGCACGAGCATGTGGGGATTGATCCCGCAAAAGCTGATGCCGCCTACGCGGTTGATGCGATACTGCTGTTCTGTGCTGAAAGAACAGGGCGGAAACGGACGGTTCATCACGACTGGTGTGCGGTGGGCGGAAAGCAGCCGAAGAAAGCGTGACAGGGGTGTTTTTGAAGCGTTCACCCGGAACAAAGAGAACAAAATTATTCTGAAAGGCGAAGAACAGGAGCCGAGCGAAATCTTTGAAGGGTGCAAGGTAGCAGCAAAGCGCGTAGTAAACCCCATTGTGGACTGGACGGACAATCAGGTGTGGAGCTTTTTACAGGATGCAAAGGTGCCTGTCAATCCGTTGTATGAATGTGGGTTCAGCCGCGTTGGCTGTATCGGCTGCCCGATGGCGAGCAAGAAACGGTATGCGGAGTTCCGACGCTGGCCTGCTTACGAGAAGCTCTACATACAAGCATTTGACAGGATGCTGGATGAGCGCAGAGCGCGCGGGAAGCTGGACGGAAGCTGGATGACGGGCGGTACAGGGCAAGATGTGTTCCGTTGGTGGATGGAGGAAGATGTGCTGCCCGGGCAAATTTCTGTGGATGACATTTTAGAGAACTGATCCCCGGCGGGAGGCCGCCGGAATATGGGCGGGGCGCTGCATCGCGGCGCATGAGCCGCGGCCCCGCAGTTTCCTATTCTCTATCATAGTCCCCCAAGATAGCTGACAGCCGGGAAAGACCGGCACTATTATGCCGCCGCCGTGCCCGCATGAGGACCGGCGGGGCTGGGCCTGCGAGAAAAGGGCGCAGGCGTCATCTCTCCCGTGGCCGTATGCGGGTAAGTTTTACGGCACCTGGCACGGGTGAAGTGCAGGGGCAAGGGCGATGTGGAAACGGACAGAGCCGGAACCCCGCCCCGGCGGCCTGTTCCACGCCGGGGTTTAGATGAGCCGCGCCGAGGTCGGCGTGCAGAGCTTTGGCATTTGCCCTGCACGGCTGGTTCGATACCAGCACGCGGCACCAGAGAGAAAAAAGAAAGGCGGTGCGCAGGATGCGGATCGAGGATGTGAGAACCCCTACCCTGCCGCTGGCGGATGCCTGCGAGATTTTGCGGTGCGAGGGATACCGCATGAGCGTGGACAAGCTGAAAGCGGGAATTTTTGGCGGGGTGTATCCGTTTGGTGAAGTGATCGACCGCGTGGAAGGGCTGACAAAGAACGACTGCTACACGGTTTACACAGCGTTTTTGCAGAAATGGATCGAAGAAAGGCGGGTTGGATGATGAAGAAGCTGCGGAGAAAGAGAATGCTGTTGCAGGGTGTGAGCGCTGTATGCAACATGGGCGGTACATGGATGGTGGTTGTGACGGTTTGCCAGATCGTGCAGAGCGCCGAGCGCACAACGGTGGGCGGCTTTGTGATTGGTATGCTGGCGGCGCTGGCGTATGGGCTGTGTGCCCTGCTTTTGTGGAGCTATGGGCTGGATTTGGCAGCGGCAGCGCGGCGGATCACGCTGGAGATCGCCAAAATGCAGGTGCGGGAAATGTACGCGGTCATACAGGACATGAAGCCGGGAGAGGTACGGAAGATCGAGTGGAAGAAGTGCGGGTGATAGGCGTGCTGGATATACAGGCAACGGAGATCACGGCCCCGGCGGATGTGCAGCAACAGGAAACGGACGCCTGGGATCTGGCACAGATGTGGGCAGAGTTCCGGGCAGAGCTTGAAATCGTGGGCGAGCAGGCGAAGGAAGTGTACAGAAACCTGCGCCGGGTGATCGGCTATGCGGGGTGCTGGAACTGGAAGCGCGAACCGTGGGCGCCGCCGGATAGGCCGGAAAAGCTGCGCGGGCTGCGGCAGTACGGACCTGCCCGGGTGGTGACAGAGCCGCCCGGCGGGGTGCTGTACTTAAAATGCGCACGGCGTTTTAAGAAAGGCAGTAGAAGCGACCACACTTAGGAGGACTGTATGCAGCAATGCAGGTTTGTTTATACCATCACGCGGGCGGACTGCCGCGCCTGTAACGGACTGGACGCCGGGTGCAGGAACTACGAGCCGAACCCGGATGAAAAGGCTTGGCGCGAAACGGATGCAGAGGCAAAGCGGCGGCTGCCGCAAAAGCTGTTCCCGCCGTGTGAAGTAAACGGCCTGAAACTGCAAGAGGAACGATGGAGACCGTTAGAGGGCGGAAAGGCCCGGCGGAAACCATGAAATTAACCTGCTGAGTGCTAACAGCAGGGCGCAGAAATACTCAGAGCGGGGCGGCGGTGCTGATGGCCGCTGCCCTGCTTTGTTATAGGGCGGGTGGCGCTTGCAGATGCGGGCGCAGAGAGCAGGGCCGGACCCTGCACCCGGCACAAGATGGATGAATTTTGAAAGGGGCAATGTTGAGGATGGTTACGGCGACGGTGATCGCGGTATCGGTGCTGGGCGTATGCGCGGCATGGTGCTGCGGACGGGATGCAGGATGGCGGGAAGCCACAAAAGCGGATGCGCACCGCATGGAGATTTATAAAGACTGGGTGTGGCACCTGGCAGGCAAGGCCCGGGACCTGAACGATTTTAAGGCCCGGTACGCCGTGGCCCTGACGCTGGACGAGGGAGAAGCGAACGATGGCGATGGTGTTTGACACGCACCCGGCGGATTCACGGGTCGTGGGGCCGGTGAAAGTGGCCGGAACTGTGGTTGCGAGATACGGCACCGGGGGGGGCAACACGCCGATGGTAGTGGATGTTTTGTGCAGAGCCAGCACGCAGGGGGGCGCAGAAAGCCAGATGAACACGGCAACGACGCTGACAACAGACCATGACAGGACGATCATAGCGCACAAAAGCGAAGCTGTGGCCCTGCAAGGGAACATCATTGACAGGGATGCAGGCATGAACGGAATGGGCGTAGGAGAGGATGTGAGCTTTACCTTGAACACGGTGGACAGGCACGGGGTAGCGTATACATTCGGAAAAACGAGCCGCCCACATTTTAAGGGCGACGCGACTACATACAAGCAGTTGGACACAGCTAATACCTTGAACACCTTTGATGCGGGAGAATCACGGGCAAACGAGCTGGCCGTGCAGGGCACACCACCACGCTACATTGTGCGCCGCCTGATGCCGATGGAGTGCGGCAGATTGCAAGGGTTCCCGGATGGATGGGGCGAGATAGAACAGCTGCCGCCGGACATGCAGGAGGAAACCGCTGTGTTTTGGCGGAAGGTGTACGAAACAGACTGCGCGATCAAGGGAAAGAAACCGCAGAAAGCGATCCTTACAAACACGGCCAAACTGGCGGCGTGGCACAACGGGCTACATACCGACAGCGCCGAGTACAAGATGTGGGGCAACGGCATGGCCATGCCGAACGCACTGTTTTTTATACAGCGAGCCGTGGCGCGGATTGCCATTGACACAGGAAAGGGCGCAGCGAATGTGAAGCTGGGCAGCATGTTTGACGGGTCCGGCACGATGCCGCTGTGTGCGGCGATGTGCGGTGCGCGGCCTGTTTGGGCCAGCGAGGTGGAGCCGTACCCTATTGCCGTGACGAAAACGCACCTGCCGGGCATGAAGCACCTGGGGAGTGTTACCGACATTTGCGGCGGGAACATCGAGCCGGTAGACATTATCACATTCGGCAGCCCGTGCCAGGACCTGAGCATTGCGGGAAAGCGGGCCGGACTGGACGGAAATAGGTCCGGGCTATTCCGGGAAGCGATACGCATTATTTTAGAAATGCTGGAAGCGACAGGGTGGAAATACCCGCGGTTCGTGCTGTGGGAGAATGTACCCGGGGCGCTATCCTCAAACGGAGGGAAAGATTTTGAAACCGTACTCAACGAACTGCTGCGACTTACCGGGACAGATCAGTCTATTCGACAGCGCGGAAAGTGGGGGGGCTTTGCAGGATACGGAACTGTGGCCTACCGACTTGTCAACGCGCAATACTGGGGAGTGCCCCAGCGCAGGCGCAGAGTATACGCTTGCTGCGATACTGACGGACGATCCGCCGACCAGATACTTTTTGAGCGTAAGGGCCATGGATGGAATTTTGAGCCGTGCATCCCGGCGGGGCAAACAGTTGCCGGAATTGCTGGTGACGGCTATTGCTGGCATGAAAGAATGGTGGCGGCAAAACCCGCTGGGGGGGGGTATGACCCCGCCTACACCATGAAGATACGGTCAGGCTGTGAGGGCGGCGGCAAGGGGCCGCTGGTGCAGAATGATTTATCCGCCACGCTGGCGACGCATCAGGATCAGACGGTGTTTGCACCGAAAGTATGCGGATTTATTTATAAGCAAGGCGCAAAAGCTGGCAATATAGGGGCGGGAGAAGTAGCGCCGACTATGAAAACAGACCAGCCGCCAGCAGCGGCCTATGCGAATGGGACAGAAACGGTGGCAAGGACATTAACAGCAAGAGCGGACGGAAGCCCGATGCTGGACAGGGGGCCAAATGTGATCTTACAGAAAGGAAGCGCAGATGAACAGTGACGTGATGTTTTCGAGCAAAACCGACATGTGGGCAACGCCGCAGGAGTTCTTCGACGAGCTGGACAGGGAGTTCGGATTTACTTTGGACGTGTGCGCAACGCCGGAAAACGCAAAGTGCAGGAAGTTCTACACGAAAGAGCAGGACGGGCTTGCGCAGCCGTGGCAGGGGCGGGTGTGGTGCAACCCGCCGTATGGCCGGGAGATTGGCAAGTGGGTAAAGAAAGCCTTTGAAACTGCTGCGGGGGGGGGATTTGCGGTAATGCTGCTGCCCGCCAGGACAGATACGCGGTGGTTCCATGACTACATATACGGAAAGGCGGAGGTGCGGTTCATCCGCGGGCGGCTGAAATTTGGAGACAGCAAAAACAACGCACCTTTTCCGAGCATGGTTGTGATTTTTGGAGGAAAAAGCGAGCATGACAGAGTATGACATTGCAAAGGCATTAGGCGAACCGGCGGTGCTGGAACTGCTGGCGGAGGAATGTGCAGAGCTTGCGCAGGCGGCGTTGAAGATGGCGCGATGGCAGCGAAACGAAAACCCGACACCTAAGACGTGGACGGAGTGCAAGCTACAACTGGAAGAAGAAATGGCAGACGTTACGCTGTGTTCGGAACTACTGTACAGGAGCGCACAAGACACGAACGTGGTGGACCCGGATGAAATTCTCGTATTTGTGGAACGGAAGCGAGTGCGACTGAAAGAAAGAATGGCGGCGGAAGAAAATGAAAAAAGTAATTGCGATTGATTTTGATGGGGTTTTGTTTACGGAAGCGTACCCGGCGGTAGGGATGCCGATTGCGCCGAATATCAATCGGGCGAAGAACGAGAGGGCCAACGGCGCGGTGCTGATTTTGTGGACCTGCCGGGAGGGCAAGGAGTTGGCGGACGCTGTGGCGGCCTGCAAGGCCGTGGGGCTGGAATTTGACTATGTGAACGAGAACGCGGCGGAGCTGAAAGAAGCGTTTGGAACGGACCCGCGCAAGATCGCGGCCACGGAATACTGGGACGATCGGGCGGTGTGTGCGGGCAAAATCTGCCTGAACCGCACGGACAACTGAAAGGCGGACAGCATGGAGCCGAACAGTAAAAGCGCACTAAAGCCGATTTTGTTCAACACAGAAATGGTGCGGGCGATCCTGGCCGGTGAAAAAACATGCACCCGGCGGATCGCCAAGAGCGGAAAGCCGCCTTTTGCGGTGGGAGATATTTTGTGGGTGCGGGAGACGTGGTGCATCAACAATTTTGGAACGCACTACCGGGCGGATTGGCCGGACGGGGCCTGCCCGTATATGGACGGCGACGATCGCTGGCATCCGTCGATCCACATGGGAAAAGACATTGCGAGAGTTTTTCTGCAAGTGAAAAGTGTGGAACGAAAACCGCTGCGGGACATGGAGATTGCAGACTTCCGCAAAGAGGGCATAAAGCCGCGAAACAGACCGGGCGGCTGTACCTGTGCATGGGCACAAGACGGATGCAAGGAAAAACCATGCACAAACCGTGATGCCTACGAGCGCGAACGCTACATGATCCCGTTTTGCGAGCTGTGGGACAGCACGCTGCCTGCGGCCAGCGTAAAAACGCTGGGCTGGAACGCGAACCCGGATGTGTGGGTAATTGAGTTTGACAGAACAGAGCGCCGGGCTGAAAGCCTGTAGCAGAAAGGACAATAGCCATGAATATGCAGAAAATGGGTAAGCTGTGCAAAGAGAATATGAGCATGAAGCTGTATCGGAAGGGCTACACGCAGTACATCAGCGACGGGGTCACGATGGTGGAGATACCGCGGAACTTCCCTGCGCTGAACGACGAGAACGAAGCGGCGGCGGTGTTCGGCTGGACAGACAAGCAGCTGGAAGGAATCAGTTGCGAGGTGGAAGAGCTGGATGTTATCAACGGGCTGTACGGGGTGACGGGCATCAGCATGGACGATGTGAGCGGCGAGGAAATCCCGTGCAAGAGAGCACCGATTGGGTTTACCTATGCCGGGATGCAACTGCTTGTGTTGCGGGATGAGCGCGGCGGGATCGCCGGGATCAACACAAAGCAGATGGAACCGATCATGGACGAGCTGAAAAACGGGCAGTACATGGCGTGGTACAGACGGACGATGCACAACGGAAACCCGTACTATGTGCTGAAAAGCGGGATGTACCTGCGCATTGCAGTGCTGCCGATTGTGTTTGATGATGTGTTTGCGGCGGCGCTGGATGAGATCAGGGCCGGGATGATGCTTGATACACTGGGCAGACCGAAAAAGCAGGAGAAAAAAGAAAATGACGATTGAGCGAGCGGCGGAAATACTGGGCGGCGCGAAGGGCCACGGCGAGGAATTTTACAAAGAGGTTGAAGAAGCGTGCAGGTATGGCCGGGATGCGCTGTTAAAGCGGGTGAAGAAATCGCCGTTCCCGGATGGCGACAAAAGCATTTACGGTTGCGCCTGCTGCGGGAGCGGAGAATACCTGTTCAATGAGGACGGAAGCTACAACCGCTATTGCGGGAACTGCGGGCAGGCCATTGAGTGGGATGCGGAGTTTGACGACGGCGGGGACGGGATCGAGGATTATCTGCGGGATGATGCAGTGCCTACAAATTGTAGGCAGTTGCTGACGGAATGTAAGCAACTGACAGAAAGCGAGGTTGACGATGGAAAAGAGCACAGCGCAGGATATGAAAAGCCTGCTGATGAAAAATGGCATGACGAGCGGGCCAGCGGGCCGGGTCGTGGAAATCCTGGAGCAGATGGGGTATTTTGAGGTCCCGGCGAGCATGACATTCCACGGTGCGTGGCCCGGCGGGCTGTTTGAGCACAGCTGGACCGTGGCGCAGGAGCTTGTGCACATGACAAAAACGCTGGGGCTGACATGGCAGATGCGGCGCTCCCCTGTTCTGGTTGGAATGTTCCACGATCTGTGCAAGACCGAGGAATACGAGAAAGACGGTGACGGGTGGAAGCATTACAAGCTGAAAGGCCACGGAGAGCGCAGCGTTTCGATGGCAGAAGAACTTCTGAACGATGCCGGGGCGCTGTCGCTGACGGAAGAAGAAATGCTGTGCATCCGATGGCACATGGGATTTGCAGACGACAAGGAAAACTGGAATTGTTACGGCGCGGCCATTGAGAAATACCAGAATGTGCTTTGGACGCACACGGCGGATATGGTGGCAAGCCGGGTACTGGGGGTGTGACAGGTGGAAGATGCGAGGATCGAAGCGCAGAAGGATGCGCAGGGCTGGGCCAGCGTGATGGTCGGGAATGTGTACAGACATTTTAAGGGCGGGCTGTATGTGGTGCAGGGTGTGGCCGTGCATAGCGAGACGGCGGCGCTGCTGGTGATCTACACAAGCAAGGACGAACCGCAGAAGATGTGGGCAAGGCCGCTGGAAATGTTCGTGTCGCCGGTGGACAAAAAGAAATACCCGCGTGCGAAGCAGAAAAAGCGGTTTGAAAAGGTAAAGGCGGTCAGAAATGAATAGTTGTTACCGCTGCACCAGGCGGAAACCGGGATGCCATAGCGTATGCGATGATTATAAGCGCGACTGCGAGGAAAACGAGAAACGCCGGGCCTATGAGCGGAAGCTTGCCAGCATTGACACGATGCCGAACACGAAAACGGTTATCAACATGATTTATAAGCAGAAGAAACGGGGCGGGAAGCAATGAGCAGAAAACGAAAAGAAAAGCCCATCGCGCCGGGCGATGCGGTGACGGTGCTGCGGCACTGCGCCGACGGAGCCGCACGGATGGCGCGGGGCGTGGTGGAGTTTGCGGCCAGCGGCGGGCGGTTCTATGTGGTGAACGTAGAGCTGCCGCCGTGCGCGTTCCGGCATGAAACGATCAGGATGCGGGAGACGTTCTGGCCGGAGAATGTGAGCAGGGAGGTGAAACGATGAAAAGACTAAAGCTGTTGGCTGTGTTGCTACTGGAACTGCTGGCGCTGGGCGCGGTGCTGGTGGTTATGGCGCTGGCGTGGATCGTGCATGGCGCGTACCGGGTTACGATGGCTGCCGAAAATGGCCTGTACGGACTGGAACATGCACTTGCATGGCTGGTGCGTGACCTGTGCAACACGGCGCGGGGCTGGATGAAGTGGGCGCTGCGCTAAAGCACCAACCTTATTATATATAACATAGTAATACGACCTGCCCGGCGGGTGCCGGGCAAATTTTAGCGGCCTGCGGGCCGCTGGGGGGCTTGTATACGGTTTTATCTTTTCCCCCATTCTCTATTATTTACCAGATTCCAAACGATAGAGCCTGACGGCAGGCAGGATGTGAACGGGAGGGGCAGAGCATGAAAGCCAGGTATGTGCGAGAGCAGAAAACCATTTGCGGCAAAGAGTACATGGAAGTGGATCTGCTGAATGTCTCCCCTGCTGAACACAGAGCCAGCGTGCGGAAGAAAAAAGAGTTTGCGTCCAGCCTTGCCATGCAGCGGTGCAACGAGCGTTACAGCAAGCGCAAGCTGCAATGGATAGTGGCGGAGAATTTCACAGAGCGGAAGAATCAGACCCGGCTTGTACACATGACCTATAACGACGAATGGCTGCCATACTACGACGAGGATGCCGAGAACAATGTAACAAACTGGCTGGACAAGATGAACCGCCGCCAGGCAAAGAAGTATGCGGCGGCGATCCGGGAAAATCCTGCAAACCCCGGCGGGGTGCTGCCGAAAGTGAAGTACATAACCGTGACCGAGCACCAGCGGGAGGACAAGGACAAAGGGCTGAAAGAGGTGCGGTATCATCACCACACGATCTTAGAGTGCGATTTGAGCATTGACGAGATCAAAAGCTGCTGGGGAACCGGGCGCGGGAAAAACTGGGAATCGCTGGGGCTTGTAAAGTGTGACCGCGCCGAGTTTGACAAAGGCAGCTTGGAAGCCTACTGCGAGTACATCACCAAGAACCAGAAGCGCACACGCCGCTGGCGGCAGAGCCAGGGATTGCGCAAACCGACGCAGCCGCGCCCGAATGATACGCGGTACACACCGCGCAAGCTGGCCGAAGCAGCCACGATGTACATTGACGACCGCAAATTTTGGGAAGATCGTTACGGGATGCTGAAACTGGGAGACGGGAGCGCCCGGCAGTATGCGTTTGTGGGCGCCGAAGCACGGTACAACGAAATTACGGCAGAATGGCATGTGATCGCCAAGTTTTGGGCGGACCCGCGCAGACAGCCGAAGAAAAAGGCGGCGAGAAAATGAGTTTCCGCATGGAGTTAGAGGACTTGCCGCCGCGGTATCGTGCCCAGGCAGAAATGCAGATCGCGCAGCGGAAAAGTGAACGACGCTTGCAAAAAAGCGCCAAAAATGGGCAGAATTGCGAACGAAACGAACAAAAACGGGAAATTCAAGTAAAAAACGGCAGTTTTTGCGAACGAAGCACAAAGCAGGTGCCGGAGAGCGAGAAGCGGTATTACCGGGAAGTGATATTGCCGAAGGTGGCGTGCGGGCAGATCGTGAAGGTGCAGGAGCAGGTCGTGTTCGACCTGCTGCCGGAAAAGGCATATTGTGGGCTGAAACTACCGAAAGCACGGTACAAGCCGGACTTTGTGCTGACCTATGCAGACGGAACGGTGGAGATCGTGGAAGTTAAGTCGAAATTCACCCGGCGGATGCAGCGAGACTACATTTACCGCAGGCGGTTGTTTATAGACCTGGTGGCAGAGCCGCGCGGGTGGAAATTTACAGAATGGTTTGCTGACAAGGAGGACTGACAATGGACGACGGAACGAAGCTGTGCGAGCTGTGCGAGCTGTGCGGGATGCACAAGAAACTGAATATCGGCCCGGCAGGTGCGGTGTGGCTGGAAAGAGACGGCGCGGGCGATGCCATGCTGGTTGTGGAGCCTGTTGTGGGCCGGACGCTGCCGGTGGCCGTGCCGGTGTGGTTCTGCCCGGCGTGCGGGCGGGATTTTAGACCGAGAAAAGAAGAAACGGCGGAAGGCTTGCTCCCGGTGAGCGCTGAAAACTTGGAATACCTGAAAAGCAAAGCGAGAGAAATGCAAGGGAGCCTTGATGAAGCGCTGGACAGAGTGTTGAACGATTGCTACTGGGCCGACAAAGAAAAAGAGCAGAAAACCAAGGAGGGTGTGAACGATGAAACAGGCGCCTAATTTTTACCGAAAAAATGCGGCGCAGGGCGTGGCCCGGCGGGTTATGACGAGAAAAAAGGCAACGCCGGAGGAAATGCGGGATTCTGTGGGGCAGGTCGTGACATGGTGCTATCTGGTGGCGCTGCGAAGCGTGACGGGCTGGAATGTGCAGGAGATGGACGGCTTTTTAGAGAAAGCGACGCGAAATGCCGAGGACTACATGACCCGCGTGCGGGTGAGCACCAGCGACAAAACGGCACGCAAATGGCTGGACGGAGTGGTAAAGAACCTGGCGTTCGTGCTGCCTGCGGACAAGCCGCTGAAAAAGCAGGCAGACCGTGACGAGCTGGCGCAAAAGCGGATCGGCGCGGATATGGCGTGGAAGATCATGTCGGCGGCGCTGCTGCGGAAAGAGCCGTGGGGATGCGCCGAGGATGAAGCGCTGGCGCAGAAGGTGCTGGACGAAATGCGGGACTACTACGAAAACCGTTTTTTGGATTGGGCAAAAGAGGGCGATGCCTACGGCATGGAACGGTTAAAGCGAGACGTTGAAAGCGTGCTGGGCAAAGCTGTGGAAGTGCTCGACGACGGGCGCGGCGCAGTATTTGCAAACACGATTTACTAAGGGGGTGCTGTTGTGACGGCGGCAGAAGCGGAGATCATCATCAAGTATTATGCGGACATTGCAGGACAGCAAAGGGCGATCATGCGGGAACGTGCGGCGCTGGACGCGGAATACAGCCCATTGCGCGGCAATGCGCCGGACGGGATGCCGCACGCTGCCGGAAACGCGGACACAACAGCGCAGAAAGCAATGCGGATGGCCGATACGGACACGGCCCGGCGGTTGTGTGAGCTGGATGTGCGGGAAAGCGTTTTGCAGGAGGACAAGGCACGGATCCGGGCGGTGCTGGACAGGCTGAACAGTAAACACAAAGAACTGCTGGCGACGCGCTATATCGACGGCCACAACTGGGAGTTTACGGCGTGCCGGGTCGGGTTGTCCCGGCGGCAGACGATCCGGGTCAGCGTGGTGGCGTTGACGCGGCTGGGCGTGTTGTTGCAGGACGAGCCGCAGGCGGGAGAAATCCTCGCGCGGGCGCGTGATGCGTGCGCGTTATAAAGGCAGGGCGGATCGTTTACGCTGAATTTACGCTGAAAGTCAGCGTAAAACGCGCCAAAAACACACGAAAAACGCACGGGCGGCAGGTTGCGTGCGCGTGCGTTGTCTTGATTTTTCAGCGGCGGTGAATTTGTGCGGGTGCGCCTGATTTCCGAATACGGAAAAGGGCCGGGAGAAAAACAAACTTGCGAAAGGGTGAAAAGGATGGAAAAATATATGCTTGTGCCGGAGAAAGTAGAGACAATCGAGATCGTGCAGGACGGGAAAGTGGTTGCAACGATAGAACCGGGAGAGCAGGAGGAAAAGTGAGAAGATGGCGGAGGTTGTTACGGCGCAATTTATGGGGCGGACGTCCTGCGGGTTTGTGACGGGGAAATACTATGAGATCGAGGTGAGCGCCGGACTGGGCGGGTGTCTGTGCGTGCAGGAGGTGCGGGGGAACGGGTTTTGCCCCTATTCCACGCTGGAAAACCTGAAAAGAAACTGGCGTGTGCTGGATTTGCGGCAAACGGAAAATAAATAAAAATATCCCCCGGCGGGTCGTTGTGGCGGCCTGCCGGGGGATCGTTGTTGTGGGGTTACTTTGTTGTGTAGTCGGGCCAGAGGTCCGATGTGGGGGTGAAGCCGTCGCGGGTCATGCGCTCGCGGACGGCTTGCAGGATGTAGCCTTGCAGGGATTGATCAGATGCGGCGGCGGCGGCGCGGAGATCATCAACAACAGGCTTTTGCGGGCGGATTTCGACGCGGCCACACTTGGCGTTGAAAGTATCGTTGGAAATGCGCTTTTTAGCCGAAACGGGCATTTTTATAACCACCTTTCGTGTAGTATCTTGATTATAACACGCCGTAGTGCGCCGTGCAAGGGAAAATGTGCTGTGCATAACAACTGTTGTTGCGGGTGGCTCCCGCGACCATTTTGCCGGGGGGCGGCAAGATGGTTTCGGCCCGTGCCGGGGGCCATCGTCAGGCGGGGTTGTGGGCGGCAAGCTGCATAAGCGTTGCGGTGGTGGGGATCAGGTGGCGGGCCATGGTGTCGTTGTAGCTGGTTTCGCCCTCGAAGCTGTCTACAACGGCGCGATCTGCCGTGCTCATGTCGTGGTAGGTCTTTTTGCCGTAGGACGGCGGGAGCCAGCCCTTTTTCTGGGATGCGAAGATATTGAAGGATTTGAGCACGTCCAGGTTGGTAAACTCGATGTGGCAGGTGCCCTTTTTGTAGAACGTGGCGTTGAAGTAGTGCAGCTGGATCTTTGCGGTCTGGCCGTTGTCCTCGGCGGCTTGCAGGGCGGCGCGCAGGTCGTCGCCGTTGTAGGCGGATGCCGTCGGCCTTGCGGGTCGTGGCAGGTCATGCGAGGACCTGCGCGGCGAGGGTGGCGAAATCGAGCTGCACCGGCTCCGGCGTGGGGGCGTCGTCGTGCAGGGTGTGATGCTCGACGACTGCGACGACGGCGGCGGGCTTGCTGGGCGTCGTGCGGGGGGCTGCTTCCGGGATCGTGGGCGCTGCCGGTGCCGTCGTGGCGGCGGCCTGCTGGGCAGCCTTGCGTGCCTTGCGGGCGGCGGCAAGCTCGGCGTTGCGGGCGGCGATCTCGTCCGGCGTCTTGACGTGGACGGGGGCCGGGCGCTCGACCTGCGCGGCGGTGAACAAATAGCAGCGCTTCATGTAGTAGTGGGGATCGGGGGCGTCGTCGCCGTTGTCGCTGCGCTGGGCCTTCGGGGGCTTGTCGGTCCAGCGCCACAGCATGGCGGAGATCGTGGCCTTCTGGCCGCGCTTCACCTGCAAGCCCTGGGCTTTCCATGTGTTGTAGGTGTGCAGGCTGTCGGCGACGGTGGCCTGCTCGGCGGTGTCGATGTAGTCGGCGGCGGTGCCGGTGCCGGTGGCGGCGGCCATAGCGGCGGCGCGGGCGGTGATCTGCTCCGGCGTGGCGAGCGCGGCGGCCAGGACGTGGATCTCGGCGGGGGTGTAGGTGGTGCCGACGGCTTCATAGATCAGGGTGTTGTTGTCACGGGTCATAGTGTGTTACCTCCTGTTGTGTGGGTGTTGTGGGTGGCGGATTGCGGACCCATGAGCGCCCGCCGCTGTTGTGGCGGCGGCTGGGCTTGCACCAGCGGCGGCGGGGGCCGTCGGCCTTGCGGGTCATGCGTTGCTGTCGTGGATCGGGTAGCGGCGTTTGCGGATCGTGGGGAAAATTCGCTCGTTCTCGGTGTATGCCTTGCGATCCTCTTTGGCTTCTCGCAGCGTGGCGCACCGGGTGAGGACGTCGGGGCCGGTGCCGTAGCCGTAGTTATAGATAACCTCGTACACGTCGCGGGTCTTGCGCTTGTATGCCATGATGTAAACCTCCTGTTTTTGTGGATCGGGCCGCCTTGCCCAAATTGCAACCCGCGGCCCTGCTGGGCGGCGGCTCCTTTGGTCGGTGGCTGTTTCGCTTGGTGTGATTGCATGATAGCACGCCGGAGTGCGTATGTCAACACTACGGAGTGCGATTTGGAGAATTGCACAAAGCACTACGGAGTGCGACTGTGCAATTTGCACAAGCTGCACAGGATCGGGCCGGATCGCCAGCCCAGCAGCAGGACGCCAACCAGGCAGCAGGCCGCCAACCAGACAGCAGGACGCCAACCAGGCAGCAGGCCGCCAACCAGGCAGCAGGACACCAGCCCGGCAGCAGGACGCCAACCAGGCAGCAGGCCGCCAACCGGGCAGCAGGCCGCCAACCGGGCAGCAGGACACCAGCCCGGCAGCAGGACGCCAGCCCGGCAGCAGGACGCCAACCAGGCAGCAGGCCGCCAACCGGGCAGCAGGCCGCCAACCGGGCAGCAGGACACCAGCCCGGCAGCAGGACGCCAGCCCGGCAGCTATGTTATATACGCGCCTGCGCGGGCGGGCGCACCCGCTCAGCGCCGCTCTAATGTTCCTGCGTGCGTGCGCGGACGCGCAGGTACTGCGCACGCGCCCGCGGGCTATGCGGGTTCGGAAGCGCGAAAGTTTGGTAGGTTTGTAATTTTTTTTGGCATTTCCGTTCGGGCGGGGCGGAAAAAGTGGGGGTTGAAATTGTCGAGCCGGGGTTGATGCGGCAGGGGTTTGGTTGAGCCTTGCCGGGGCTGCGGTTGATCCGGGCGGGGTGAACTGGTGACAATTTGTCACTGGTTGAAATAGAAAAATACGGAGAGTATAAAATTTTTTAGGGGAAATTTACAAAATGTCACCATGTGGCACGGTTTTAGGGGTAGAATTGGTACAGTGAGAAATTTAAGAGAACGCCCGGCGGGTTATCCTGCGCGGGCGTTCGGTGTTTGTGTGGCAAGTTTTGGAGGGAGGAACGATGGCGCGGAGATCGGATGCGAGGGATAAGGCGAAAGCTGAATACATCCGGCGGCGGGCTGTTGGGGAAAGCATTAACCTGAAAGAATTTGCCGGGGAGATGGGCGCGAACTATGAGAGCTTGCGCCGATGGAAAGTAAAGGACGGCTGGGAAAAGGACGTACCGCGCAAGCGCGGCGGGCAGCCGGGAAACAAAAACAGTAAGGGAAAGAAAAACGCAAAAGGCAACAAGGGCGGCGGCGCACCCAGGGAAAACAAGAACGCCGAGAAAGACGGAGCATACAGCGCCGTCTTTTTTGATGCCCTGACGAAAGAGGACCAGGACTTTTTGAACCAGACACCGACGGGGGCTGTGGAAAACCTGCTGCATGAGTTGAAAGTTTTGCGGTGGAGGGAAAAGAAGATCATTGAGAAAATCCACGAGTACGAGCAGGTGGAGGATGAAGAAACCCTGTACCTGAACGGCACGATGATGGACATGGAGATGAAAGACACGCCGTTTGCACGGATACAGAAATTGCAGGAAGCCTTGTACAAGGTGCAGGGGCGGGCCACAACGATTGCCGGTGCGCTGCGGCAGGCCGAGGAAAACGACAGGCGGTACAAGCTGGAACGGGAACGCCTGGAACTGGCAAGGATGAAAGCCACGGGCGAGGTTGAGGTTGACGACGATGACGCTGTATACGAGCAAGGCAGTGGCCCAGTGGTTGGGGCTGACGGAGAGACGGATAAGGCAGATGCGGGATGCAGGCATTATCCGGGAAGCGAAGCCGGGGCTGTATGACATGAAGCCGACGGTGCAAGCCTACCTTGCCTACCTGCGGAACAACAACGGCGATTTGAACCAGCAGCGGGCAGAGCTGACGAAAACGAAGAAGGAACTTGCGAAGCTGGAACTGGACGAGCGCAAGGGCGATCTGCACAGAACCGAAGATGTTGAACAGGCGCTTAGTACCATGCTGATGAACTTCCGCACAAAAATCATGAGCATGCCCGCCAAGCTGGCAAAGACGCTGGCGGGCATGAGTGACAACGCCGAGATATACGATCTTTTGAAAAAAGAGACGGATGAAGCACTGGACGAGTTGAGCGACTACGACACAGCGTTTGCCGTACAGCAGGAGGGCGCAGACGATGGAAGAACTGACGAAGAACCAGAGTAAACGGTGCCGCGCCTGCGCTTTTGGTGAGGTCGCGAATGAAAGCATGGTGTTCTGCCCGTTTGGGCGGTGCGCCGCAAAGAGGTTGCAGCGATATGGCAAAAAGAAAAACCATAGCCGTGCCGCCGCAGACAAGGGCGATGCTGGCGCGGGTGGTGGCAAAGCTGAAACCGCCCCCGACCATGACGTTGAGCCAGTGGGCGGATAAAGAGCGGCGGTTGAGCCAGGGGGCGAGTGCCCTGCCGGGACGGTGGCGCACGGACAAGGCCCCCTACCAGCGCGGCATGATGGACGCGATCAGCGACCCCCATGTGCGCAAGGTAGTTGTGAAAAGCTGTGCGCAGATCGGCAAGACGGACGCGCTGGTGCTGAACACCATCGGCTACTACATGAACTACAACCCATCCCCCATTATGGTTTTGCAGCCGACATTGGACATGGGACAGGGATTCAGCAAGGAAAAGCTAAGCCCGATGCTGCGCGATACGCCGTGCCTGCGCGGACTGGTGGATAACCGCAGCCGGATGAGCGGCAACACAATCCTGCTGAAAAACTACCCCGGCGGGTATTTGGTTATTGTGGGTGCGAACAGCCCGGCCAGCCTTGCCAGCCGCCCCATCAAGGTGCTGCTGGCGGACGAGATAGACCGCTACCCTGCCAGCGCCGGAACCGAGGGCGACCCGCTATCGCTTGCCGAAAAGCGGCAGACGACATTCTGGGATAAAAAGCAGGTGTTTGTGAGCACACCTACGCTGGAACAGACAAGCCGCATAAAGGTGGAGTTTGAACACAGCACGCAGGAAGAATTTGAAATCCCTTGCCCAAGCTGCGGACACTACCAACCGCTGGTGTGGGCAAACCTGAAATTTGACCCGGAGAACCCGAAGAACCCGCAGTACGTTTGCGAACGGTGCGGCGTGGCCGACAGTGAGACGCACTGGAAAAAACAGATGATCCGCGGAGAGTGGGTAGCAAAATGCCCCGGCGAAGCGGCGCGGGGATTCCATCTGACAACGCTGTGCTCGAGCTTTTGCAGCTGGGATGAAGTGGTAGAGAAGTTTTTGAAAGCGAAAGAACAGCTGAATGCAGGAGACCCGGAGTTGATGAAAACATGGGTAAACACAGAGCTGGGCGAGACGTGGACAGAACAGGGCGAAACCGTGGAGGAAGCGGACCTGTACGGACGGCGCGAAGCCTACAAGGCGGATGTGCCGGACGATGTGGTAGTGCTGACTGCCGGAGTAGATACGCAGGATGACCGCTTTGAAGTGGAGGTCGTGGGATGGGGAGCCGGAAAGGAAAGCTGGGGCATACGCTACCAGAAGATTTACGGCGACCTTTTGAAAGATACGGTGTGGAAAGACCTTGACGAGTTTTTGAACAGAACGTGGTACAAGGCGGACGGTACGCCGATGAAGATCATAGCGACCTGCATGGACAGCGGCGGACACTTCCCCGATGAAGTGCTGCGGTTCTGCAAGGACAGGTGGCACCGGCGCATCTTTGCCATTAAAGGCCGCGGCGGTACGGATGTGCCCTACCTGAAAAACCCGACGAAGAACAACCGCGTGAAAGCGCCGCTGTTCACGATTGGTGTTGACACCGGCAAGGGCGTTTTGTACCAGCGGTTGAAGGTGAAGACGCCGGGGCCGAACTACTGCCACTTCCCGCAGGGGGAAGCGGCAGGATACGACTACAACTACTTCCGCGGGTTGACAGCGGAAAAGATGGTGGTGCGATACCGCAAGGGGCGGGCCGTGATCGCATGGGAACTGAAAGGCGACTACAAGCGAAACGAGCCGTTGGACCTGCGGAACTACGCCACGGCGGCGCTGGAAATTACAAACCCCGTGTTGGAAAGCAGCCCGGTGGCGAGTGAAGCGCAGCGCACCGTGCGGCGCACGGGCCGCAGACAGGTTAGCGGAGGTATTTAAGCTATGGCGGGAATCACGAAGAAAGAAGCACAGCGGCACTTGGATATTTGGCTTGAAGCGGAAGCGCAGATCGCAACCGGGCAGAGCTACCAGATCGGCAGCCGTATGCTGACCCGTGCCGACCTTGCCAGCGTGCGCAAGCAGATCGACTACTGGAACAACAAGGTGATGCAGGCGGAAGCCGTGGAAGAAAACCACGGCAGGAACCGAACCTACCACTTTGTGTACCGGGATCTGTAAGGAGGGGCGGCCATGAAAGCTAAAGTGAGAGCGGTGCGCCGTACCCATGCGCCGACGCTGACGGCGGTGCGCCGGGCACAGAACACCGGGTACAGCAACTACGGCGCGAACGTGCAGAAGAAATCCATGCGCGGGTGGACGTACTACGGCGGTGATGCAAAGAGGGACATTGAGGACAACATAAACACGCTGCGCCAGCGAAGCCGGGATGCCTACATGGGCGTACCAACGGCCACGGCGGCGCTGAAAACCCTGCGCACCAACACGGTGGCCGCGGGCCTGACCCCCACCCCGCAACTGGACGGTGAATACCTGCGCATGGGCGTGGACAGGATCGCCGAATTGCAGGCAAACATTGTGCGCGAATGGAACCTGTGGGCAAAAAGCCAGATGTGCGACGCGGACGGGCTGGACAACTTTTACCAGCTGCAACAGCTGGCATACTTATCCGCCCAGATGAACGGAGACGCCTTTGCCCTGCTGCAAACCGAGAACGAGCCGGGGATGCCGTACAGCTTGCGGGTGCGGCTGATCGAAGCTGACAGAGTGTGCAGCCCGAACCTGACGGACGTGCTGACGCCGACGGCCATTGAAGGGTACAGCGTATACAGGATCGTGCAGGGCGTGGAGACAGACGAGCACGGCAAGGTTGTGGCCTACTGGATATGCAGCAGGCACCCGCTGGCAGCAGAGATGCAGAACGGCGCAACGACATGGACGCGGGTGCAGGCCCGCGGCGACAAGACGGGGCGGCGGAACGTTTTGCACATTATGCAGCGGGAACGAGCCGGGCAGGTGCGCGGCGTGCCGGTGCTGGCCCCGGTGCTGGAAAGCCTGAAACAGTTGGGGCGGTACAGCGACGCAGAGCTGAACGCAGCGGTTATCACGGCGGCCTACACGATCTTTATCGAAAAAGAAGCAGCCGGAGAAGCACCGCCGCAGGGCGAGATGATCCCGGAGGATCAGTTGATCGACGCAGCCGACCCGACGAGCATTGAGCTGGCCCCCGGCGCGGTGGTGGACCTTGCCCCCGGCGAGAAGATGAACGAGACAAAGCCGAGCAGGCCGAACGCAAACTTTGAAGCGTTCTACCGGGCTGTGACAAAGGAGATCAGCGAAGCGCTGGAAATCCCCATTGAAGTGCTGGAAAAGAATTTCAGCACGAGTTACAGCGCGGCCCGCGGTGCGCTGAATGAGTTCTGGCGCACCTGCGAGATGCAACGCAGTTGGTTTGCGGACAAGTTCTGCCAGCCGATCTACGAAATGTGGCTTGACGAAGCGGTAAGCCGCGGGCGCGTGAAAGCGCCGGGCTATTTTACCGACCCGGCGGTTGCCAGCGCATACAGCGCTTGCAAGTGGAACGGCCCGGCAAGAACAAACCTGAACCCCGTACAGGAAGTGACTGCCGCCGAAAAGCGCATTGCACTGGGCATAAGCACGGCGGAGCAGGAAACCGCACAGATGAGCGGAGGAAGCTACACCGCCAACATACGGCAGCGGAAGATCGAAGCACAGCAAAAAGCGGAGGTGGACAAGATTGGCAGCGAAGAAACAAACCAAAACGGCCAGGCGGGCCGGTAATCACTTTTGGCAGGTGAAGAACCTGGCCGGGAACGATGCGGAACTGGTTTTGTACGGCACCATCAGCGACACAAGCTGGTGGGGCGACGAGATCACACCGCAGCAGTTTATTGACGACATTAAGAGCCTGGGCAGCGTTGACACGCTGACCGTGCGAATCAACAGCGGCGGCGGTGACGTGTTTGCCGCACAGGCCATTGGCGCACAGATCGACAGCTTGAACAAGGCGGGCACCAAAACGGTGTGCCGCATTGACGGACTGTGTGCGAGTGCCGCGACCATCATTGCCAGCCATTGCAGCAAGGTGGTGGCCAACGGAGACGCGCTGTACATGATCCACCTGCCGAGCGTGTACCTGTTTGATGCCTGCGACGAGAACGACTTGCAGGCATACATGAACGAGTTGAAAGCCGTAAAGGACAGCATTTTGCAGCTGTATGTAAAAAAGACCGGGCAGGACTTGGACGTGCTGACGAACTGGATGGAAGAAACCAGTTGGTTTACCGCCGACGAAGCAAAGGACAACGGCTTTATTGACGAGGTGGACGAGGATGCCGAACCGGCCCTGATCGAAAACCGGGCCGGTGCGCTGTTTGTAAACAGCGTGAACACCGGGCTTTGCATGAACGAAGCCCCTGACTATGTGAAAAGCGCCCTGCGCAAGCAGCGGCGCTTTTCTAATACAAAAACCCCGGCGGATGCGCCGGAAAACAAGGAGGAACCCAAAATGGCAGAGAACAAGACCACCGGCGCACCTGCTGCACCGGCCATTACCACCGTGGACGCCCTGCGCACCGCCTACCCCGACCTGGTGAACCAGATCGAGAACGCGGCAGCACAGAACGCCACCACCGCCGAGCGTGCCCGCATCAAGGACATTGAGGACATGACGGCACCCGGCGACGAGCAGACCGCCTACGACGCCAAGTTTGGCGACAAGCCGCAGGACGCCGCCGCCTATGCTATCGCCTGCATGAAAGCCCAGAAAGCCGCAGGTGCAAAGCACATGGCAGATGCCGAGGACGACGCAGTAAAGAGCGGCGTAAACGGCGTGAAGCAGGCCGAGCCTGCGGGCAAACCCAAGGACAGCGGTGAGGACAGCGCAATCGCCTGCATCCGCCGCGCCAACAACGTGAAGTAAGGAGGAAGAACTATGGCTATGGACCTTGCTGTGCAGACCTTTAGCACGAAACCCGATTACCTGATCGCAGGTACGGACATTCGCATTACGACTGCCGTTAAGGAGGCCGGTGCCGCGCTGACCCGCGGCATGGTGGTATGCCTTGCCGATGGCAAGCTGACACAGCCTGCCGTTACCGGCGGCGCTGACTCCTATACCGTTGCCACTACCGGCATGTACGGCATTGTGGCTGACGATGCCGCCAACGGCAAAGATGCCGTTGTGTACCTGACCGGCGAATTTTTTGCCGATGCACTGGTGCTGCCCGAACACGCCAAGGCCGCAGACGTGGAAATCGCCCTGCGCAACATTGGCATTTTCCTGAAATGAGAGAAGGAGGAATGAACTATGCCTAACATGGTTGATCTGTACACCCCGCGCACGCTTGCCGAGGTTGTGAAAACCACCCCGCCGGTCCGCACTTTCCTGCGTGACCGTTTCTTTACCAACGTCAAGACCTTCCCCACCAAGCGGGTAGACATTGACATTGTGAAGGGCAACCGCAAGATGGCTGCCTTTATCCACCCGATGGTTGGCGGCGAGATCGTGCAGGCCGAGGGATACGAGACGAAAAGCTATGCCCCGCCGCTGATCAACCCCGCCACGATCAGCACCGCAGACCAGCTGTTGGAGCGCCTGCCCGGCGAGGATATGTACAGCGGCAAGACCCCGGCGGACCGCGCCGCCGAAAAGCTGATTGAGGAATACAACCAGCTGAACGACATGACGACCCGCCGTGAAGAGTGGATGGCCGCGCAGGTGCTTACCACCGGCCAGCTGAAAGTGAAGGGCAAGGGCGTTGACGAGGTGATCGACTTTGGCCTGACGAACAAGACCACGCTGTCGAGCACCAAGAAGTGGGGCGACTCTGCCGCTGACATCTGGGGCAACCTGAAAGACTGGAAACAGCAGGTAAGCCGCAACGGCTTTGCCAACGCCAACATGGTGATCATGGGCAAGGCTGCCGCTGACGCCTTTTTGGCGGACGCCACCATCAAGAACCTGCTGGACAACCGCCGCATTGAGATCGGCGCGATCAAGCCGGAGGAAATGGAGGGCGGCCTTACCTACTACGGCCACCTGAACCTGCCCGGCGTTGACATTTACGGGTACGACGAAGTGTACCTTGACGATGCCGACGACAGCACCAAGCCGCTGATCCCGGACAACATGGTGCTGATGCTGCCCAGCGCCGCGGGCTTTGTGCGTGCTTACGGCCTGTGCACCTACCTGGACGATGCCGGGGCATGGCACAGCGCCGAGACGGACCGCCTGCTGCGCACCTATGTGGAGCACCGCCCGGACCGCCGCTTTATCGAGTTGCAGACCCACCCGCTGCTGATCCCTGACAAGATCGACAGCTGGTTTGCGGCGACGGTGCTGTAATGCAGGGGCAAAGTTTAGAGCAGAGATAAGGCTCTCCCCCCAAGCCGCTGCGGCGGCAACCCACTCGCAGAGGGGGCCGAGGGGCAGACGAACGGCGAAAACAGGGCACCGCACGAGATGTGGCGGACGCGGAGTTATGGCCGGGTGAAGGGATGGTTGGGATGGATTTAGAGCAGGATTACGGGCCGGGCACCGAGCCGGAAGAAAAGATGCTGACGTTCAAGGACTGCGCGGCGGCAGACATTGACGACGTGTTTTTTAACACGGACGAGTTTGCCGACGAGCACACGATCAACGGGAAAACGCTGCTGGCCGTGCTGGATGAAAACACCCTGATGGACCGCAGTGCCCACTGGGAAGGCGGCGCGAAGCAGAGCTTTGACCAGGGGCTATACAAGGCGGATGCCAAGCTGTTTGTGAAATGCAGGGAGCTGGGCGGCAGGCCGAAGGTGAGCAGCCCGATGATCGTGGACGGGAAAAAGTATCTTGTGGGCAACGTGGATGAAGAAGCGGGCGTGTACAGCGTGGAGCTTGTGAGGGTACGGCAATGAGCAATTTTACCTGGTACGACGCAGGCACAACGACCATTGGTGTGAACGCCGAGGAAGTAAGCCAACGGTTGGGAGAATTGCGCCGGAAAACACCGGCGGTCATCAAAGTGGCGGTGAACGCCACGGCGAGAGAGACGCGCAAGGAAATGCTGCGGCGCGTACTGAAACGCTATGCGCTGACGGCCAAGGGCAAGGAACGCGCCAAGGGCCTGAAACAGAAGGTAAAGGCCACAAATGCTGACCCGGCGGCTGTGCTGTGGATCGGCGGCATCAACGGTGCGCGGGCTGACCTTGCGTACTTTCAACACAGGGTAACGGTGCCGCACCCGGGTTTGAGCTGGCGAACGGGACCGACGGTATTCAAAGCGAGAGTTTTGAGAAGCGGCGGCCTGCACGACCTGGGCGGCGGCCCGATTGAGAGAAACGGCGTAACCTTCGGGCAAGGGAGCAAGGGATTTTTGGCGGAGTTCAAAAGCGGTCACGTCGGTATGATACAGAGACATATCGGCAAGGAATCGGAGAGAACGACGACCAAGAGCGGTGCACCGCGCTGGCGCAGTGCAAGCGGCGTTGTGGAGACGACGCAGACATACGGCTCCCCTTCCGGCACGGCACAGCACCATACTGTGTGGGAGAAAGAGGACGTGCATGTATACGCTGAAAACACGCTGAACGACAGACTGGAAAAGCAGATCGCCAAAGTGATGGCGAGAGCAGCAAAGGGGTGATGAAACATGCAGGGTGACAAGATTGCAGGATTTACCACCGCCATGATGCAGGATGCGCTTTGCGACGAGCTGCGAAACCTGTTTGCCGGGCGAGTATTCAACGGGCAGGGCGGCTTGAAAGCGTTGAAAGTGTTCCGCCAGAATTTGCCCATTGATACGGGACTGGACGAGGATGCCGACACGGACGCAGCGGCCAGCCCCTACATTGTGGTGCTGCTGGAGGGCGGGAAAATCTACAACCCGCAGGATGCAAAAGTGGTGAGCGCCACGCTGACCGTGTGTTGCTACGACGAGGGCAACGAGCGCGACGGCTTTAGGGACGTGCAGAATATCCTGGAAGCGATTGAACAGCACTTTTGCGTGAAGCCGTTTTTTGGCGGCGCGTTTACGGTGCTGAAAGGGCACGAGCATTACTTTGAAGATGCGCTGCAAATGGACGACACATGGCCGTACTATTTTGGCGCGTTGAGCTTTGACGTGACCGTGCCGGTGCCGACGAGCGAAAGCACGTTTGATGAACTGATCTGAAAGGAGGCCGAAGATGGCCGAGAAGAAAGAGAAACAGACGGCGCAGAAGCCGGAAGTGATTGTGTACTGCGGGCCGAGCGTGCGCGGGATTGCCAAGCAGTACACCGTGTACCACGGAAGACTGCCGGACGCGCTGGTAAAGTTTTTGGCAAAGCACCCGGCGGCACAGAGCTTGTGCGTACCGCTGAACGAGTTTGCCGCGACCCGCGCCGGGCTGAACACCAAGGGTTCGCCGCAGGCGACCCTGTACAAAACGATTTTGAACGAACTGTAAGGAGGAAACAAAGATGGCTTACAAACATGGCGTTTATGTGAGTGAGAACGCAACGAGCCTGACCGCCCCTGTGACCGGCAATGCGGGCTTGCAGGTGGTGGTTGGCACTGCCCCCGTGAACACGGTTGCCGACCCGGCGGCCGCTGTGAACGTACCTGTGCTGGTGAACAGCTATGCCGAAGCTGTGGCCGCCGTTGGCTACAGCGACGACTTTGAGAGCTATACCATCTGCCAGGCGATCAGCGCGGCATTTCAGGTGATCGGCTGCGGGCCGCTGGTGCTGATCAATGTGCTGGACCCCGCCAACACGAAGTTCACCGCTGCGGTGAGCGACCAGCAGGTACAGGTGAACAACAAGATCGCCACCGTGCCGGTTAAGGGGCTGCTGAAAGAGGGCCTGACTGTTAAGGGCGACGGCGCCACTGCGCTGAAAGCTGGCGAGGACTACACCGCCAGCTACGACGACGAGGGCAATATGCTGATCGCCCTGATCGGCAGCAAGACGGCCACCACCCTGACCGTGAGCGGCAAGAAGCTGGACCCCAGCAAGGTTACTGCCGCCGACATTGTGGGCGGCGTGGATACCAGCACCGGCAAGGTGAGCGGCCTTGAAGTGGTGCAGCAGGTATACCCGAAACTGGGCCTGACCCCCGGCATCCTGCTGGCACCCGGCTTTAGCAAGGATGCCACTGTTGCCGCTGCCTTGCAGGCAAAGACCACGGGCATCAACGGAAGTTTCCGCTGCATCTGCGTGTGCGACGTGGACAGCGGCGCGAACGGCGCCAAGGTGTACACCGACGTAAAGACCAAGAAAGAAGCAAGCGGGCTGAACGGCGCGAACTGCTACGCTGTGTGGCCGTGCGCCAAGGTTGGCACGAAGGTGTACAGCGGCAGCGCCATTGTGGCCGCCGAGATGGCGTATCAGGATGCCAGCAACGACGATGTGCCCAACATGAGCGTGGACAACAAGGCTGTTGCAATCAGCGCCGCGTGCCTTGCCGACGGCACGGAGGTCTATCTTGACCAGGAGCAGGCCAACGTGCTTAACGGCGCAGGCATTGGCACCTTCCTGAACCTGAACGGCTGGCGCTGCTGGGGTTCCAACACTGCCGCCTACCCCGGCAACACCGACCCAAAGGACCGCTGGATCAACATCCGCCGGTTTATGAACTGGGCGGCGAACACGTTCATCCTGACCTACACGCCGAAGATCGGGCAGGTGATGAACCGCCGCCTGATCGAGAGCATTGTTGACAGTGAGAACGTGCGCGGCAACAGCTTTGTTTCCCGCGGCATCTGCGCTGCATACAGCATTGCATTCCTGGATGCAGACAACCCCACCACCGACCTGCTGAACGGCAAGATCGTGTTCCACCAGGGCATGACCCCGTTCACCCCGGCGGAGGAAATCGACGATGTGATCGAGTTTGACCCGGACGCGCTGGCTGATGCGCTGGGCGGCTGATGGCAAGGAGGTAAAGAGCGATGATTTCTAACAACTACATCCCCGAAAAGGTAAACGACTACAACGTTTACCAGGACGGTAACAAGATGATCGGCCTTGCCGCCGAGGTGGAGCTGCCCAGCATCAAGATGAAAACCAGCACCATTGAGGGTGTTGGTGTTGGCGGCGAGATCGACAGCCCGACCATTGGGCAGTTTGAAAGCCTGGAAGCCAAGCTGAAATTCAACACGCTGTATTCCAGCGCAACGGACCTGATGAATCCGCTGAACACGGTGAACCTGACGCTGCGTGCGGCCCAGCAGGTGTACGACAAGACCGGCGGCTATGCCTTTAAGGGCCTGCGCATTGTGATGGGCGGGCGCGTGAAGGAGTTTAACCCCGGCACCGTGAAGAAGGGCGACGCCATGGACGCCGAAACCACGCTGGAACTGACCTACTACATGATCGAGGTGGATGGTGAGCAGGTCGTTGAGGTGGACAAGCTGAACGGCGTGTACAAGGTGAACGGCAGCGATATGCTGGCCGGTATTGCCGCGCTGACCTAAGACGGATTTTGTGTGGGTGGGTTTAGGTGCCCAGCGTGAGGTGCGCGGGGTGGTTATAGATACATAAGAAAGCCGCCCAGGAATGGGCGGCTTTTTTGAGCAGAAAGGACAAGACGATGGACATTATCAAGCTGGCAAAGCCCTATGTGTTTGAGGGTACGGAGTACGGCGAAATTGACCTGAACGGCCTTGACAAGCTGACGGTGCAGGATGCCATTGACGCACAGCTGGCACTGACGGGCCAGCCGGGCACGGTGATCCTGCCGGAGAGAAGCACGGCCTACATTGCAAGACTGTGCGCCAAGGCGGCGGGACTGCCCATTGAATTTTTTGAACTGCTGCCGGTGGGCGCGGCCCGCAAGGTGCGCGGCGCCTTTACCGAGTTTATGACGAGCGACGCCGACGAGGACAAAGGCACGGTGCTGAAGCTGAAAGCGCCGTACACCTACAAGGGCAAGACCTACAAGGAAGTGGACATGAGCGGCGCGGCGGAGCTGACTGTGCTGGATATGGCGCAGGCGGAGAACGAGCTTGCCGCTGCGGGCCATGTGGCCGCAGAACCGGCGCTGGACTACCTGTACTGCTGCCTTATGGCGGCACGCGCCAGCGGCATGGACAAGGAGTTCTTTACCGGGATGCCCCTTGCGGAAGCAACGCACATCAAGAACGCAATGAACGGCAACCGTTTTTTCGAGTAAAAGGCGGCGGCAAGGGACTACGCAAATGCGCGGTGCGCCTTGCCGGGGCCACGATGACAAGCATTGAGTTTTACTTGAAACTGCCGGTACGGGATTTTATAGAGATCAACAATGAGGTGGCGGCAGAATGGCAAAAACTACGGAATTAGAGCTTGCGATAAAAATTGCGGGCCGGGTTGACCCAAGTTTGCAGGCAGCGATCAGCCAGGCGCAGAAACAGGTAAGCACGTTGAGCGCCACGCTGGGAACCATTGGCCGTGTAGGATTAGCAGCAATGGGCGTGGCCGCGGTGGTTGCCGTGAAAGGCATTGCGGACTGCACCAAGGAAGCGGAAAAATTTGAAAGCCAGATGGCACCCGTGACCCGCTATGTGGACGGCCTGGCCGACAGCCTGGGCAATGTGAGCGACGAGACAGCCGCGAACGGGAAAACGTTCAAAGAAAACTACGGCGCAATGGCAGACTACATCCAGGACCTGAGTACACAGATACCGCGAACCACGGAGCAGATCGCAACCATGAGCGCGGCACTGGGCCAGAGCGGTATGGATGTGGACGTACAGCTGAACACCAGCATCCTGAAAGACACGGCTACAGCAGCAACGGCAATGGACTTGGACGATGATACCGCGGGCCAGTACATGGCAAAGTGGGAAAAGGCGTTCAACTTTGACCACGACCAGGTTATGCAGTTGATGGACCAGATCAACTACCTGGGCGCGAACAATGCGACAACGGCTGCGGAGATCGCCGAGAGCGTGAACAAGGCGGCGTCCATGGGACAGATCGCCGGACTTGACCCGGCGGCTACTGCGGCACTGGCAACGGCCATGCAGGCAACGGGCGTTGCAACGGACCGCGTGGGAACCAGCGTTACCCGCATGTACACGAACCTGAGCAAAGGCGAGAGCGCCACGAAAGCCCAGAAGGAAATGTTTGAAGAACTGGGCTTGAGCGCCGAGGGCGTGGCAAAATCCATGCAGAGTGACGGCGTGGGGACCATGCTGCAAGTGTTTGACGCCATAAAGCAGATGCCGAGCGAGCGCAAGGTTGCGGCACTATCTACCCTGTTTGGACAGTGGGCCATTGAGGGCGGCGCTAAAGTAGTGAACAACATGGATGTTTACGAACAGGCGCTAAAGGATGTGCAGGACCAGGAGAAATACACGGGGTCTATGCAACGCGAGTTCATCATACAGGCAAGCACAACGGAAAGCCTTGACATGATGATGAGCAACGCAAAAACGGCGCTGATGCAGGACATTGGCGAACAATTCCTGCCGGTGAAAAAGCAGTTTGCTACGCTGACTATCGACATGATGAACGGACTGCGGCAGAATATGCCGCAGCTGACACAGCTTGCAAGCACGCTGGCCGACATTGCGACGAAGGGCGTGACGGCGCTGGGCGATGCCCTGCAAAGCGCTATGCCCTACATCCAGCAGGGGCTTGACTACCTGAACCAGAACGGCGAGAAGGTAGCAAAGATACTGGCCGGAATGGCCGGGGCGTTTGCCGCCATGAGCATTGCACCGCAGGCCGAAATGGCCGCCAAGGGCGTGGGCGGCGTGGTGAAGGGCGGAGCCGGGATGTTCAGCACAGCGGTAAGCACTGTGAGCAAAGCGGGCGGAACCGCTGTAAAAACAGGCGGCAACCTGCTTGGCGGGATTAAAATGCTGCCTGAAATTGCAATCGCCGCAAGTCAGGATGCGGAGCTGAACGGAAGCAGCACGGCGGGTGTGCTGGCGAAGCTGGCACTGAACCGCGCAACGGAAACAAAAGCCGGAAAGGCGGTAGGAACTGCGGCGACGGGCGCTGCAAGCTGGGCCAAGAGTCTGTTTGGGAACGCGAAAGATTTTGCGCTTTCACAGTGGGACTTGTCAAAGGGCATGGCAGACGGAGCTATTGCCGGAGCGAACGGAGTAAAGAGCTTTATCAATAACATAATAAGCCCGGCAGAACCGGCGACAACTACGGCGCTGGTGGCGGCTGCGCCAACGGCGCTTACTACACCGGGAACTGCCATGACAGCAGCACCGGCACCGTTGAGTGACATGGGCCTGCTGGGGACGGTCATGAGCAGGCTGCGCGGCGGTGCAACGGCGGCGCAGCAAGTGGCCGGGAACCCGCTGAAGGATGCAGGGATGCAGATTTTGCAGGGCGCAGGCGGAATGGCAAGCAGCGCGATTGGCGGCGTAAAGACGCTGGCGACGGGAGCAATGCCGTTTGTGAGTGCGTTCGGCGGGATCGCTTCGGCGGCGCTGCCGGTGGTGGCGGTGATCGGGTCCATTGTGGCGGCGGTGAGTTTACTGGGCGAACACCTGGACAATATACGCGGCATCATTGGAAACGTGTTCGGCGAGCAGGGCGTTGCGGTGTTTGACGGATTTTTGAACACGATCACGGGCATAAAAGACAAGATCGTTGGGGTTTTCAGCCCGGAAAATCTGGCAAGTGTGCGCACGGCGATTGTGGGGATGTTCGGTGAGAACGCGGGAACGGGCTTTGACAACATCGCAAGCATTGGGCAGAGCGTGATCGGCGTGTTCCAGCAGATCGTGAACTTTGGCACGCAGACCGTAAAGCCGATGTTTGAGCAGGTGTTCGGATGGGTAAGCACAACGCTGCTGCCGGGATTGCTGAACGCCTTTAACGCCATAGCACCGCAGATCGGGCCGATCATTACCAACATCGGCACGGCGGTTATGAACGTAGCAAACATGATAGGCAATGCCATCCAAGCGGTGCTGCCGGTCATTGAGAGCATCATTATGGTGATCCTGAGCGTGGTAAGCACGGTGGGGCCGCCGATCCTTGCGGCGATTGCACAGATTGCGCAGAACATCGGGAATGTGATAACGAGCATCCAGGGCGTATTTGAGGGGTTGATCCAGTTTATCACGGGCGTATTTACCGGGAACTGGTCGAGTGCTTGGGAGGGAGTGAAGGCTATCTTTAGCAACGCTTTTTCGGCGCTGGTGGAGCTGTGCAAAATCCCCATCAATGCGGTGATCGGCGTTATCAATGGTGCAATCAACGGCATTAACTCGATCCTTGGCAGCGTGACAACGATACCTGAGTGGGTGCCTGTGGTGGGCGGCAAGGGCTTTAGTATGCAGCTGCCGACCATACCCATGCTGGCAAAGGGAGGATTTACCGACGGCGTGAGCATTGCCGGTGAAGCGGGCACGGAAGCAGTTATCAGCTTTGACCCGAGCGTGCGCAGCGCCAACATTGCGAACTGGCAGAAGGCCGGACAAATGCTGGGCGTTGACCCGGTGCAGGCGGCCAGTGTGGCCGGTGCGGGAAGCCTGACGACGGACCGCGTGGAGGTTGCCGACATTGGCGGCGGCTCCCCTGCCCCCGGCGGAACTGTGACGGTGGGCGGCGGCAGCTTTACGTTCAGCCCGAAGATCACAATACAGGGCAACGCCGACTACAACGTGATGATGAATGCCATGACGGACGCGAAAGACCAGTTTGAACAGTGGTTCAACGAGATGATGCGCAAGCAGCAGCGCACGGCATACGCCAGGTAAGAGGTGGAGAAGATGAGCTATACGACGATCAGCGGCGACACATGGGACGGCATTGCCAAAACGGTGTACGGCGCAGAGCGGTACGCCGATTACCTGATGCAGCAGAATCCAACGAAGATCAACGTTTTCCGATTTGATGCGGGGGTGGTGCTTGCCACACCCGCCATGCCGGAAGAAAAGAGCGGCTTTTTGCCGCCGTGGAAATTTGAGGGATAAGCTATGGCAACGAGCGTAAAGGCAAGGCGCACAGAGATAAGCCTTTGGTACAACAGCACGCCGATCAGCGAGGAAGTGGGGCCGGACGTTGAAAGCATTACCTACACGGACTGCGCCAGCGATACATGCGACAGTGTGGATATACAGATCAATGCCAGGGACGGGAAATGGCTGAACAGCTGGTTCCCGCAAAAGGGCGCAACGCTGCACCCGAAAGTGAACGGACTTGACTGGAATGTGCAGAATGACCGTTTTACCATGGATTGCGGCCTGTTTGTGCTGGATGATGTGCAATACAGCGATGCCCCGGGCACCATGACGCTGGGCGGCGTGAGCAAGCCGAGCGACACGGATTTTAGCGAGCGCGAACGAACGGACGTTTGGAAAAGCACCAGCATACAGCAGATCGGCGCGACCATTGCCGGGCGGTACGGGCTGGGCTTTGCCTACGACGGCGACGACCACGAGATCGAAAAACGCGAACAAAACGAGAGCGACAGCGAGTTTTACCAAAAGCTGTGCAAGGACTACGGCCTTGTTTTGAAAGTGTACGCAAAACGGCTGTGGGTGTACGACCGCGAGAGGTACAAGGGGAAGCGAGCGGTGCAGGATGTGCCGCGCACGGCCATGAAGCCGGGCAGCTTTAGATACACAACGACTATGGCGGGGACCTACACCGGCGGCAGCTTTGCCTACACGGACCAAGACAAGGACATTGACATTACCGCCAGTGTGGGCGGCGGCACGAGGACCAAAAGCCTGAACCAGTACGCCAGCAGCGTTGCGGATGCCGCGGCGCAGCTGGTGGCAGCACTGAACGATGCCAACCACGGAAGCCGGAAGATCAGCTTTACCATTGGTGGCAACTTTGAGATTTTTGCCGGAAACAACGTGCGGATCGGTGGGTTTGGGCCGGAGATAGACGGCAAATATTTTGTGGATAAAACGACGCGGACGATCGACCGCAACGGATTTACCTGCAAGATAGAAGCCAGCGGAATTGACGACCCGTTTTATGCGTGGCAGGTGGGCGGCAGCATCCAGATACACGAAAAGACCGCCAGCAGCACCGCCACGAAGTACGACAGCACCTACGAGACGACGAAACCGGCAGCCAGCGCCGCCAGCACGACGGCAGCAGCCAGCGCAGGTACGACAGCGGGAACCGGCGGACGCGCCGTAACACTGAAAAACTGCCCGCTGTATTACACGAGCGTGGCAAAGACCAAGAGCAACACGGTGAGCGGAACCTATTACCTGTACGACGGAATCCTTGTAGCGGGACGATACCGCATAACAAATACATCCGCCCGCTGCGGAAAGCTGCCGGTGGGCAAGAACGTTACGGGATGGGTAGACGCAAGCTACATCAAGTGAGGTGATGCACCATGGCAACGGCACCGCAGGTGCGAACGGGCCGGGTAAGCAGCATTGACTACGAGCGCGGCACCTACACGGTTGTATTTGCCGACCGCGGAAGCGTGAGCTGCACCATCAACGCACAGAGCAACGGCGAGTACAAGATGCCGGAGGTTGGGCAGACAGTGAACTGCACGATGAACGGCAACGGCACCGTGGCAGGCGCGACCCTGGGCACGGTGTGGAACGAAAGCAACAAGCCAGCCGAGGGGTACAAGGGACTGTACCGCAAGGAATATGGCCGGGTGAACGGCGACAGCTACGAGCGGTACGATGCCAACACCGGCGAGTACACCCAATTCTGCCGTGCGAAAACGGGGCGCAATTCCAACGGCGTGATCTATGACGAGTGCAAGGGAGCCTACACGGCCAGAAGCGGCGGCGCTATGACGCTGCGCAGCACCGGGGCCAGCGTGGGCATTACCGCAGCAAGCGGCGTGGGAATAACCGCCGGTGCGGCGGTGGACCTGCAAGCGACAACTTATGCCAGCGTGACAGCGGGCACCATGTACAACGTAGAGTGCGGCACCGATTACACCATGACGGTGGGCGGCAAGGGCACTGTGGAGATCACGGGAGCCTACTTTGAAAAATGCCTTGCCGCCCGGCGGTTGAAGGTGGACGGCGCGGACACGGAGAGCTATAACGGCGTGATCCAGCGGTACTACAATGCGAAGCTGACCGAAAAGGTAAGCGCAGATTGGAAGGTGACGGTGGAAGCGAACGTTGAGCGCGAAGTGACCGGCGACGTAAAGCACACCGTAACGGGAAATGTGACGCAGGAAGTGACCGGCGACACGGAACAAACCCTGACAGGAAACGTAACGCAGAACATTGAGGGCGATGTGACCCAAACCGTAAACGGCAATGTGACGCTGACCGTGGGCGGTGCGACCATTACCGTAAGCAGCGGCGGTGACGTGAACGTTAGTGCGCCGAACGTGACGGTGGACGGCGCCGCCGGAGATGTGAAGGTGGACGGCATAAGCCTGGTACACCACAAGCACAAGGACGGCGGACAGGGCGAGCCGGAGAAGTAAGGAGGTGGCAGGATGATCGGGACACTGGGAAGCGTGGTTTTTAGCGTGAGCAGCAACCGAGTGTTGACGCCGACGGGGATCAGCGGCACGAGCGGGAGCGATTGGGGCAACCATGACGTTGTGCACGGGAAAGTGCGCAGCGAATGGGTGGGGCCGAAATGCAAGACCTACAAGTTTGACATGACCTTGCGGGCGCAGGACGGAGTGCCGCCGCGCCGGACGCTGAACCAGTTGCAGCAGATGGCCGAGAGCGCCAACGCCTACTACTTTGTGCTGGGCGGACAGCCGATGGCGGACAACCCGTTTAAGATCACAAGCCTTAGCGACGAGTGGGGCGCGGTGCTGCACGGCGGGGCGCTGATCGAGTGCAAGGTGAGCGTTGAGTTGGAGGAATACTTATGATCGACACCGAAAACACAGAGATCATTTTGCAGGCTGGCAGGGACGACGACAGCACCGCCGCCGATGTGCAGCGGTGCTTGAAGATGCTGTACAGCGCACACCCAGGCGAACAGGCACTTGACAGGGATTTTGGCATAGACCGGGAACCGCTGGGGCTGCCCATGAGCAGCGCCAAAGCCCTGATGGCCGCCGAGTTTGTGGCGAAAACAGCGCGGTATGAGCCGAGGGCACGGGTGCTGCGGGTGGACTGGAACGAAAGCAATTTAGCCGAGGGAATCTTGATACCGAAGGTGGTGGTAGAAATTGTCTAAGATCGCAGAACTGGCGAACGCGCCGGAAGTGAGCTTTATCGGATACCTGACGCTGGACGAAGTAAAGCAGATGGTAAGCGATTGGTACAACGAGAAGTACAAGGAGCTGACCGGCACAGCCCCGGTGCTGGGAGATGCAGCGCCGGAAAAGCTGCTGCAATATGCCATTGCCATGCTGGGCGGGCAGACGCTGCAATACATCCAGGACAAGGGCAACGGCGAACTGCTGGCAACGAGCTACGGCGGCTACCTGGACCAGCTGGCGGCCAACCTGGGCGTTACGCGCAAGCCTGCCGACAGAGCGACGGTGACGTTGCGGTTTACGCTGGCGGACACGAGAAGCAATGCTGTGGGCATACCAGCCGGTACGCGGGTGCGCACCGAAAACAGCCTGTACTTTAACACGCTGGACTATGCCGAGGTGAAAGCCGGAGAGATGACAGCGGACGTGCTGGCACAGGCGCAGGAAGCGGGCGCCGAGAGCAACGGGATCGAAACCGGCGCGATCAACACGCTGGTTGACCCCATCCCCTACATGGCGAGCGTGGCGAATATTGAAGCCAGCCACGGCGGCACAGATGTGGAGGACGACGACACATTGAGTGAGCGCGTATTCCGGGCGCCGAGCGCGTTTAGCTGTGCAGGACCGGCGGATGCCTATGTGTATTACGCCAAGGCGTGGCGCAACGATGTGGCGGATGTGAAGATCGACAGCCCGGAACCGTGCGAGGTGGACATTTACTTTTTGCTGGGCGACGACGGCAGACTGCCGACGGGCACCGAGTTGAAAGAGATGCAGGCATACTTTGCCGACGAGGACAAGGTGAAGCGCCCGCTGACAGACAAGGTGGTGTGCAAGGCACCGGCGGAGATCGGGTACGGCATTGACCTGACATACTACATTGCCAGCAGTGACCGCAACAACGTGGCCGCCATACAGGAAGCCGTGAGCGCCGCAGTGGAAAGCTACAAGGCATGGCAGCGCAAACTTGGCCGGGATATTAACCCAACGGAGCTGATTGCCGCTGTGCGCGGCGCTGGGGCCAAGAGGGTGAAACTGAAAGCCCCGGCGGATACCGTGGTGAGCGCGGCAGCCATTGCACGGTGCGACAGCGAAACCGTGAACTACGGAGGGCTGGAAGATGATTAGTCTGCGGCAAGCGAAGCTGACAGACGCGATACCGGCAACGCTGGCGGCGCAGCCGTGGGCGCAGGCTTTGGCCTACGCCGAGTGGCGGATGCGCGGCCTGCTGCTGGAATACGCGCAGGACAGCCAGATATACACCGCGCTGGACACCTGCCCGGAAATGGTGCTGGACGCGCTGGCCGTGAGCTGGAAGGTAGACTGGTACGATACCACCTACCCGGTAGAGATCAAGCGCAGCATTATCAAAAGCAGTATGGCCGTGCGCCGGTATATGGGCACGGCATGGAGCGCAAAAAAGGCACTGGGCGACGTGTGGCCGGACAGCGGCATTGAGGAATGGTTCGACTACGGCGGAGAGCCGGGGCGGTTCCGCGTAGTGTGCAACGTGACGGACCCAACCGTTACCGCACAGGTGGAAACCATAGAGAACAACGTGATGCTGTACAAGCGGGAAAGTGCCCACCTGGACAGCATCAGCTTTATGGTGCGCCACGGTATACAGATTGGAGCAGTATACGAAGCGTACAAATACGATGTGCCGCGGTGCGGGATGATCCGCTGCGGCACATGGCCGCACAAAGCGACGCTGGGCAGAACCGAGGGGGCCGGGCTGGTGCTGACACCGGCAGCGGATGCCTTTGCGGCGGAGATACCGCTGTGCGGAACGCTGCCCTACCGCGCCACACTGGGACGCACAGAGAACGCCGCGCTGGCCGTGGAGCCTGCGGCAAGCGCTTACCTTGCCACGAACCCGGAAGCGGGCGCGGGAGACAGGAGCGGCACGGTGCCGCGCACTGCGACGATTGGCTATGCCGGACAGAGCGGTGCGCAGATCGCCCCGGAGGTGGGCGCTTACAAAGTTACCCCGGTACGAAGCGGCCAACGGCGCTGCGGGCATACCGTGGTGAAGAAATCGTGAGGAAAGGAGGGGTAAAGGATGGCGTTTTTTACCGAAGATTTTCTGAACGCAAGACGGGCGGACCTGCTGCGCAGTGTGCAGCGGTTCCAGTACCAGATCAACGGCGGAAGCTGGCGGGATGGTGAGATCAACAGCAAAAGCGTTGTGGGCAACGCTGTGATGGTATTCGTCAATGTGCCGAGTTCCGGCGCGGCGGATACCATTACCGGCGTGCGCGTATACGACAACAACGACAAGCTGGCTGGACAGCAGGCCGTGAGCGTGAAGCGGACGAGCGTAAACGCGGCGCTGCTGCGCTTTGTGTTCCCGCTGACGGAAGCCAGCGCGGCAACGAGATGAAAGAGAGGTGAACAACTATGTATGAACGCACATTCTGGCTGGACCATGTAGAGGACCAGAGCGGCGAGGTGATCCAGGAGGGCACGCCGCTGGACCAGGCGCACTTCAACAAAATGGAGGTGGGCATTGAGGATGCGAACCTTGCGCACAAGATCGTGATGATCTTTGCGCGGTGGATCGAGCGCAGGCTTGCCGACATTGAGGGCACCAGCGGGACCCACACCACCGACATTGCCAGGATCAAGGCAAAGGACACGGCGCAGGACGGACGCCTGACGGCGCTGGAAAGCGAGACTGCCGCAGAGGTAAAGGAAGTTACGCTGACCGCCAACAGCAACCCGTGGCCGTTTTGCAACGATGACAAGAACGTGATTCTGACTACCGTGCGCAAGAACACCAACTACACGGTGGATGTGTACGTTAAGAGCGTGGCAGGCGGACGGCTGGGCGACATTACCGTGAGTGGCAAGGGCACGAACAGCTTTAAGGTCCGCCACGACGGCAGCGCCAAGACCGTGGTGCTGACTTTGAAAATTACGGGAGGTATGAAGTGATGAAAGTTACCGAACTGAACGAGGGCAAGAAGATCGCCTACGCTGTGAAGAAAACCGTGCTGACGCTGGACGGCGGGCGCATTGCGCTGGACTTGCAGAAGTACCAGAAGGACTACCCAGTTACGCTGGACTTTATGACCGACGGCGAGGGCAACCTGCTGATGAACGCTTTTGACAGCCTGCGTGCCTATGTGGCGGAAATCCGCCTGCCTGCCTACGAAACCGAAACCGTGGAGGTTGAGGACGAGGACGCAAAGGACAGCACCGAGGAAGCCGCCGAAGATACCACCACGGCGGACGAGCAGGCCGCCGCCGAGGAAGCAGGCGTGACCGAGGACGAGCAGCAGGAGCAGGCCACCGAGCCTACGACGATGGCCGAAAAGCAGACCAGGACTGTGACACGCCGCCTGCCGCTGGACATGAGCAAGGTCGAACTTGACCTGTTTGCCATTGACGGCATTTACATCAACCAGCTGGACGGCGAGTTTTAAGGAGGAATGAAGTATGGCAAACAACTTTGATGCAATGCGCATGGCCGTGCAGGCTGTGTTCCCCACCAATGATGTGCTGATGGACGACAAGGACGAGCCGTCCATCATGGTGTACATCCCGGCGTTCCGCCTGTGTGATGTGCTTTCGACCAGCGATACCAGCGTGCACCCGGCGTTCCGCATGAACGGCAAGGAGATCGCAGGCTTTTACATGGGCAAGTACCAGACGAAGCACTACAATGGCCGCGCCTACAGCCTGCCCGCGCAGGACCCCGCCAACAGCCAGAACTACGACCAGTTCCGCCAGCAGGCCGCCGCAAAGGGCGCGGGCTGGCATGAGACGACCAACGCCGAGTGGGCCGCCATTGCGCTGTGGTGCCACAAGAACGGCTGCGAGCCGAAGGGCAACAACAACTATGGAAAGGACACCAGCGAGAGCGGGTATATCGCCATTCCTGCGCCGGGCGTGCAGGACAACAACAAGACCGCCCGTGTGCTGACCGGCACCGGTCCGATCACTTGGAGCCACAACGGCCAGATGGACGGTATTTTTGACATGAACGGCAACGTCTGGGAGTGGGTGCTTGGGCTGCGTCTGGTCAAGGGCGAGTTGCAGGTTTTGGAGGATAACAATGCGGCTGACAGCAGCGCGGATTTGTCGGCAAGTTCTGCCGCGTGGAAAGCAATCAGCGCCGCCGACGGCACGCTTGTTACCCCTGACGGGAACGGCACCACCGCTGGTACGGTGAAGATGAACTACGCAAGCGGCAAGTGGGTGTACAGCACAACGATTGCTGACAGCAAAGATGAAAGCCGCAGCTGCCAGTTCAAAGATGTTACGGCAGATTCCAGCATTGGCGCTGCCGCCAAGCTGCTGTTGCAGGCCCTTGCGCTGATGCCGGACACCGCCCTGACGGGCACCGGCATTGATGCCAACTATGGCGGCGACTACGTTTGGGCAAACAACGCGGCAGATGAGCGGTGCCCGGTTCGCGGCGGCGGCTGGGGCGATGGCAGCCATGCGGGCGTGTTCAGCTTGGACCTCCTCAATCCGCGGTCGGGTACTTGGCGCGGCGGTGGCGGGCGCTGCGCTTTTGTAAAGCAGTAAGCTGGACCCTGATGCGCTGGGGTCTGCGCGATAGCGCAGACACAAACCCCGCGCGGCTTTGAGCCGCGCCGAATTTTACAGGAGGTGTTGACTGTGCCGAGAAATGCCGAGGTGCCGCCCCAGCGGGCGGCTGGCGAAGCACAATACCAACCGTTTTGGCTGCGCGAGAAAACCAAAGAAATGCTGCATTATGGATATAAGCTGACAATGACGTTCCCACGGAAAAGCAAAGAGCTTGCCGATGAAATGCGCCGCACCATGATCAGCATGTACAGAATGACGGTTGAGTTAGATAAGAAGTGCTACAAGAAAACGACCACACAAACGCTGGACGTTGAGCTGGCATGGCTGCGCGAGCTGGTAGTGATGGCAAGTGATAAGGATTTCTACGGTGACAAAATGCAACCGCCCCTTACCATGCACCAGCGGGAAGTGTGGGCGAAAATGAACGATGAAATCGGACGGCTACTGGGCGGCTACCTAAAGACGCTGAAACAGTAGACGGATGTTTTTCATAAACCGGGAATGTGCTATTTTACGGCGGTGCCCGAATCGCGGCGGCAACTGGAACAATGGCAGCAATGCGGGCGTGTTCAACTTGAACCTCAACAATCCGCGGTCGAATACTTGGAACAACAGTGGCGGGCGCTGCGCTTTACGATCAATACACACGCATGGTGGCGGATGTTCGCGCCGGATATGAGGGCCGCTGCTTACGAGCGGCGGTCGGTGTGTGAACTTAAAGGAGCGCATTTCCGTTCCCGGTGTTGAGCCAGGAAAAAATCTGTATTGCCGGGGAAGCAGAAATGCGATACCCGGCGGAGCGAGAAGTAAAAATTTATGAGTAAAAAGCTCGGAGAGCCGGTAGCGCTGGCACGGGCAGAAGATGGGCACACGGTCATTGGGCCGGGTGCCTTTGCTGTTATGACGGACTTTGCATGGCTGGAACGGGCAAACCGCAACGCACGCAAGGGAAAGAGATACCGCGAGGAAGTGCGGTATTTCCACCAGAATCTTGACGGCAACCTGCTGGACATACAGCGGGATGTGAGGGCTGGCACCTACCGAACGGGCGGCTACCGGCATTTGTGGGTGCAGGTGCCGAAGAAACGGCTTGTGATGGCACTGCCCTACCGTGACCGCATTGTGCAGTGGAGTGTATACCAACTGCTGAACCCGTATTTTGACCGCACGTTTATTGCAGACAGCTACGCTTGCCGCGTAGGCAAAGGGAGCCACAAGGCTGTTGGGCGGCTGCAATACTGGCTGCGGCAGGCGGACAGGAGCATATACCCGGATTGGTACTACCTGAAACTGGATATAAGCAAGTATTTTTACCGCGTGGATCATGCGGTGCTGCTGGAAATACTGGGCAGGCGGATCACGGACCCGGATGTTATGACCCTGCTGGAACGGGTAATCAACAACCCGAACGAGCCGTTTGGACTGCCACCGGGCAAGAAGCCGGAGGACGTGGCGTTTGAAAGCTGGCTGTACAATGTGGGGATGCCGATAGGCAACCTGCTATCGCAGATGTTTGCGAACATTGTGCTGAACGAGCTTGACCAGTATTGCAAGCATGTGTTGAAAATACACTGCTACATCCGCTACATGGACGACATACTGGTGCTGGGGCCTGACAAGGAACAGCTACAGCAATGCCGGGATGCCATAGCGGCGTACCTGGGAGCGGTGCTGCATTTGGACCTGAACGCCAAGACCTGCATACGGCCCGTGAGCATGGGCATTGAGTTTGTGGGGCAACGGGTTTGGGCAACGCACGCGGTACTGCGCAAGAGCACGGCGCGGCGGATGAAGCGCGAGGTACGCAAGATCAGCGAGGATGTGCGCGACGGCGTTATTACCCGGCAGGAGTATGAACGGCGGGTGGCAAGCATACGCGGCATGATGGACCACACGAACAGCGGTGCGCTGCGCTGGCGGCTTAACGAGATAACACTAAACATCGTAGGTGAAGAATATGGACAACTGCCTTATGGCCGAGGCGACAGTGATCGAAAAGCTGTGCGCGGTGGTGGAACTGCAAAGCGAGATCATTCGCGTGCAGCATGATGTGATCCGCCAGCTGGGCGGCTATGATCCTACGGAGGAACAGACCGCGCAGGCGGACGGCATGAGCCGGGAGCTGTGCGGGGATATTTTTGACGTTTGACGAAAGGGGTTGAACGGAATGAACGAAAACGAAAGCATGGAGCTGACCGAGGAAATGGAACAGGAGCTTTGCAAAGGAAAGGGCGGTGACGACGATGAGTAACAGCGCACTGGTAAGCTATACGCAGTTATCCCCCAACTGCAACGCACCGCGCAACCAGAAGATCAGCAAGATCACGATCCACCACATGGCGGGAAGCCTGACGCTGCCGCAGTTTGGCGCGTTGGTTGCAAGGCCGAGCCGCCAGATGAGCGCCAACTATGCCATTGACAAGGACGGCAACATTGGCCTGTTCTGCGACGAAGCAAACCGCAGCTGGTGTTCGTCAAGCCCGTGGAACGACCACCGCGCCATTACCATTGAGGTGGCGAACGACGGCGGTGCGCCTAACTGGCATGTAAGCGATAAGAGCATGGCCGCGCTGCTGGACCTGTGTACCGACATTTGCCGCCGCAACGGCATGGCAAAGCTGGAATACACGGGCGACAAAAACGGCAGCCTGACAATGCACTGCTTTTACGCCGCTACCGCCTGCCCCGGGCCGTACCTGAAATCGAAGTTTGCGGAGATCGCAAAGACGGTAACGGCGCGGCTGGCCGGTGAGCAGACGAGCGGCGGGCAGACGGCGCAGGAGCAGTTTGTGAAGATCATGGTTGAAAAATGCCAGAGCTGGTGCCAGACGGCAAAGCTACTGCCGAGCCTGTGCATTGCGCAAGCCTGCCTGGAAAGCGCCTACGGCACAAGCGAACTGGCCGTGCAGGCAAACAACCTGTTTGGCATCAAACAGGGGTCCGGCTGGAAAGGCGCTGTGTACAGCAAAGCAACGAAAGAATGGGACGGGAGCAAGTATATCACCATTACGGCACCGTTCCGCAAGTATGACACGATGGTGGCCTGCGTGGAGGACTACATTGCGAAGCTGACGGGCATGGAGCGGTACAAGAACCTTGTGGGATGCACCGACATTGCCACGGCCTGCAAGTACATCCGGGAGGACGGCTGGGCGACCAGCCCGACCTACACGGAAAACCTGCTGAAAGTGGTGGACAAGTTCAACCTGACGCAGTACGATGCAACGAATACGCCGGTTGTGCCTGCCGAACCTGCCGTGCCCACGAAGCAGATCATCAGCATTGACCCGGTGGAGCTGCCGAACGCGGCGGCTATGGAGTTCTACAAGCTGGCGCAGAAGTACGGGCTGGACAATGACCGCTACTACCACGCCAAGTATGTGCAGTAACACAAATATGAAGAAACCATTCTGACGATGGCCGCTGAACAAGGCGGGGAGGAAAACGACATGGAAAACAACGACAACATTTTCTTGGTAATCAAGGGTGCTATCGCGGCGGTGGCCGGGATGTACTCGGCTGCATTTGGCGTGGTGGGCTGCCTTGCGCTGGTCTGGGTGGCCTGCATGGCCGTGGACTACATCAGCGGCACCGCTGCTGCCTGCAAGGACGGCGAGTGGAGCAGCGCCGTGGCGCGTGAGGGCATCTACCACAAGGGCGGCATGATCCTGGTCGTGCTGGTGGCGGCACTTACAGACATGGCGGTGCGGATGGCGGTTGAGAGCATCCCGGGCATCGGCATTGACTATAAGGCGTTGATCATGCCGGTGGTGCTGGTGTGGTACATTTTTACAGAGCTTGGCTCTATTGTGGAAAACGCGGCGGCTATGGGCGCGAATGTGCCGGAAAAGCTGGTAAAGCTGCTGGCGGCTGGCAAGGCTGCCGTGGAGAAAGACGGCGCGGAGACGGTTATCAATGCGGCACTGACGATCAACAGCAAGAGCGGAAAGACTGTGCTGGAAGAAATGGACTATGACGAGCTTGTGGAGCTGGCGTGCCAGATGGGCTTGACGGTGAAGGACGGCGAGAGCCGGGCGGACCTGTTGAGCGAGATCATCAAGTGCGCTGTGGAGAATGAGAGCAAGCAGTAA